TTGGTAATAGCGTGATCATTGAACCACCTATTTCATCTATGATCATCATAAAGTCTGTGCCTCGCACAGCGATGGTTGCACTTGGTGTTCTTATGTTGACTCTTTGTCTTGAATTCTTTGCTATTTGTCCTGATGCATAACGCACTGCGCCTAGTGTTGCTTTCATACTTAGCGCACCAGTTTTTGTGTTAGGATCGTAGATAAATTCATCTATGGTCATACGGCTATGTTCAGTAACATCTACTCTAGTGTCATCAACAAAGTCCATACGCATACTACCCTTGCCTGTGATAATCTTATCGTTCATCTCAAGGTCTAAGCCTACTTCACCGTCATATTTTTCTGATTCACGTTCTACAACACTGCTGCCTTTGTGCTGTGCTATTTCGCCAATGCTTGCGTATACAGGTGTGCTTAATAATAAAGCACTAATCAGACTGCGTAATATCAACGTCATGACCATCACCTGAGAATGTAGCATCTACAGTGTTGTCGTTTACACCACTTTGTTTAATATAGTAGTTGCTGCCGCCGCCGGTGATGTCTAATGTTACGCTGTGTCCTGTCGTACCATCACCATCTTGATCTATCTCAACTAGCACACCGCCTTGTCCTGATGTATATGTCGTTGTAGAATCTGATGATGTTGCTGTGCTTAGTGTAGCACTGTTATCAATTGTAACATTTACCACAGCACTTGTTCCATCTACGTCTGTTATCAATACGTTTCCATCGCCATCAATTGTGAAATCTACTTGAGCGGCATCAGCATCTGCTGTTTCGCCAATTTGCAGCACAAACTCATTACTGTCACCTGTTGTTGTAATATTCAGTGTTACATTTTCACAATTGACACCTGAAGTAGCATCACACTTTAAATCCACTGTGTTGCTGTTGCCTGTAAACTGCCATGTACCTGTATAAGTGTTGCCCTTGATCACAGCATCAATCACGTTGCTATCACCAGTTTGCGTAATACTAAACGTCATATCATCGCCGTCTAGAGTTACATCTGTTGTTGAATCACCAAACTCATTTCCTGATCCGTCTTGGGTAATATCCAAATCTAGTGTGTCACCAATTTGTGTGATGTAAATCTCGTTTGCGTATGCTGCACTTGCGAGAACCAATGACAGGATTCCCCCGTATAGTATTGCCCTCATATTTTTTCACCTCCGGCTTTCGCCATACGTATTTATAACAGATAATTGTTTTATAAATACAAAGGTATTTAGTGTAAATATTTTTACAGTAAAGCGAGCATATAATGAATATAAATACAATTATGAAAACATTAGAAAATGGACAAAAAATACATGAAGAACAACAAGCGTTCTGGGACACGTTTGACGAGATATGGCCCACAGAAGAAAGACATGTTGAAGATAGATGCTTACATGAAGAAGTTGATGATTTTATAATAGATAAAATTGCCGCAGCACTAAAAGAGTGTAATCATAACAGAACTCATACTGCTGATAAACTTGGAATTAAAAGAGAAACACTTTTGGCTAAGATGAAGAAGTATTGTTTGGCTTAAACTTCCACAGGTGTAATGCTTCACCTTGATAAACTAATTCTATTACTGCTGCCTCTATAGCCGCTCTTACTGCATAGTTTGTTGCTTCATTTACAGTATAACCTGTTTCAATTTCTAGTGCTTCTGTACCTAGATCTAAAAATTTAAAAACATTACCACCTTGTCTAAAACTTGCTATAGATTTTTGTGCAGCGACACTTACTAGAACACGGCCTGTGCTAACACTTACTAAACGCATAGAAACTGTAACAGTATCAACTCTGTATTCAGTTGCAGTTCCTACACCTAAATACATAGCACCGTTGCCACCTGTTTCTATATTACTATCATATCCAATAATGCCACCTTCCAATAATATACCTGCAAATTTCATTGCTGCTAATGGAGTAGGATTATCTTTTTCGTAGTTCTCTCTAGTATTGCGAATTAGTTGACGTTCTTTAATAACATGATCCATACCGCCACGCTCTACAACTTCAAACCAACTGCCATCGCCTGCTTGCAGAAGTGCATCTATTACCCATGCTTCTGCACCTTGAGTGACAGCACTGCTTAAATTTGCTACATTGTCTGCTGGTTTACGCTGTCCTGTTTTATCGTTAAATTCATAAACACCGATTGTCATTTTAGGTCCATTTATAGGTGGCAAGTCATTAAGTTCTTGCACCATTGGATTTTCTTGGACCACAGGACCTTGTTGTAAACTTTTCGGCAGGTTACCTTTTGCAGCACACCCTGTCAGGATCAAACTTGCTATTAATACTAAGTACTTCAAAAATTGAATTCTCCCGGGCCCGGTATTGTGATTTCTGTATAACCGTCAGGGCCATCTACAATAAGCGTAATGCTTCCTGTTGTTTCGTCCTTTGTCCACGTAATTTCAGCACCTTCTACTTCTGTGGTACCTGAATTAGCACACGCTGGTTGATCTTCTTCACCGCAGGCTGCGAACATATTATCTACAAGTTGTTTAGAAAGTGTGGCATATATACGTGATTCTAAGTTACGAATAAACTTATTAAGGACTGTGTTTTCAAGTTCACGCTCAATACGTTCCGCTTCTCGTTTTGCTTCGTCTTCTATGTCTTTTTTTCTATTGAAAGTAAGTTGTTCAAGGCTCAACATGTGAGAACTATAACCTTGTCCGCTGAACGCTGGTGATTTAAAACTATGTACTAAATCTGCACCTGTAATACCAGGCTTAGTTAAAAAAAATAAAGATATTATTATTAGTAGAAAGTAACGCATAACATTACTATTTAGCCTGTGCTGACTTGTATTCCTAAATCACGCATCTGTCTACTCTTAGGATTGTAAACTACACCTTTTGAAGTTTGTTTGACAAAATCATGTAACTGTTCGCCACTTATAATGTACTGATATTGCGAAACACCTATAATTAGAATGCCATCATGCCCTGCTGCTGCTTTATAATCATCAAACATTGCTTGGTTCCATGCCATTCTAAATTTATCAGTTCCAAATGTACTTTCTATTTCACTACGTTTGCCGTTAAACCATGCTTGGTTTACTGCTTGTGCAAATTCTGCTGTAGGGAAATCTTCAGGCAGGGGCTGGCTTGCTGCAACTACACTAACTGATTTACCTTCGTATGGTGTACCTGCTAGTGCTTGAGCCATAGGCGTAATATCTAGTTTATGTCTATCATTATAGATACGTCCGCCTCCGGATGTAAGACTTTTGCCGCCGCCTTTAATTTCAATTTTCTTGTTATCGATAATAAGATCGCCGCCTTCGTTTTCGCCTACATAGCGGACGTTTTGACTCATTATAGCAAGAGCAGCTTCTGCTGGACCTGCATCACTCTTAGAGAAATTTTGTCTTGTAAGGTTAACGAAAAGTTTTTCAGGAATTCCGTCTGCAATTGCATCTAGTAAAGGTGCAGGTCCTTTCATACCGGTCGCTGGAATAAGTGCATTAATATTAATAAACTCTTCTCCATCGTTCCATCTTTCAACAAAATCTTTTACTTCATTAGTTGTACCTAGATCGGGAATAGTTTTTACAAGATATGCAATTTCTTCTGCACCGATATCAGGATCTTCATGTGCTTTAATATAGTTTTCGATACGTGAGCCAATTTGTGGTCCCACAATCAACTTGTAAGTTTTGTCAAATAAAGGATCGTCTGCACGTTTTTTTGATAATGCTCTTATAACTCTATCTTTTTTCTGCTGGTCTGTGACTTCTTTTATTTCTCTATAGCGCATAATAAAACTCCTGATACAATATTTATCTCACATCAGGAAACAACATGTCTTTGCAAAACTTGTCAACGTCTTCTTCAGGTAAGCCAAGTGATTTCATTACAGCAGGAGTGTGTGGATTTTTACGCTGATTTTCGCAGTAATGATTTTGAGATGCTAGTACTAAATCTCTGTTTCCGTTTCCTGTAAAATCTCCAATTTCCATCATGTATGCTTCAAGGTTGCTCAATGCCTTTTTAATAATAGCATCTGCTTCTTCTTCTGTCTTAACGTTACCTGCTGCTAACATTTTATCTGTAAAAATAGCCTGAGCCCATTCTGGTAGTTCTCTTTGTTTGCTAGGTATAATATCTTCAACACTCATATAATAACCTTCAATCATAGGATGATTAGGATCACTACTTGGCGAAAAATCATGGAACGCTCCTGTCATTTTAGTCTTACCTGCAATGACATCAAAGCCATAAATCGGTCCATCATTGTTTAACACAGGAAACACACATACATGCATCATCCAAAGTCCTTTTGACTCTCTTGCATCTACAACATCAATGTGCGCACGACGAACAGCATCATTAGCCCATACACGATTAATCCAACCATCTCTGTTGAAATATTCTAATCCATCTTCTTGTATTTCTTTTGCATTGCTGTCAAATATTTCAATAATCCTATTTTGACAGTCAATTAACTTTTCCCAAATCATGCTCATTGATCTAACTCCTCAAATAGTTGCATAGCAAATTCAAAGCATCTATTTGCTTCGTCTGCCATTCCGTCGTGTAAACGTTCTCTTACTGTTTCTTTTAATTTTTCTACATTTGCAAACTGGTACATGTATCCAGATCCAGGATTGCGTTTTTTAATCATTTGTCCGCCATACATATCTCCAAAATGTCTTACATACAAATGTGCTAGAATTTCATCTTGTTCTGTCATACTCATAACATATTGAGTGTAGTCAGCAATTACAGGACATAATAAACTAGCATCTCTTTGGATATCATATTCTTCTTCTAGTTCTTCCATGTCTGCTCTAATGTTTGCTGCTCGTGCGATGCCTTCTATGCCTTCAAGTACATTAAGTTCTTTTGCTTTTGTTTCTAAAACAGAGTATAAACAAAATTGATTGTAAATGTACTTGTGATACTCGTGTGGTTCCATGCCTTTTAGCAATTTACGAGCATGTTCTGTGCGTTCTGCTTTTTGGTGATTTTCCCAAGTAAGTTCTTTAAGTTTGGACAAAGTGCTTTGCTTTCGTTATTGTATTTTTGACCCAGTCAATATGTTGTATTTCTTCTGGAATGTAAGTGTAATTATCTACTAATGATTTTACAATTTCTCTATTGTGAATTATTTTTTCTTTAGATTCATTGTAAATTACATTTTGCTCCATATCTACCACTGTAGACATTTGTTCTACATACATCTTACATCTTGTCTCTAAATCATCTATAGTATCAAAACTATAATCTATATATTCGTCATATAACTCAAAGCCTAAATTTTTTATGTAATTTGTATTATATCCTACACAGCCTAGTGTAACAGGAATTTTAAATTGATATGTACCTCTATAGAATTTTTCTGTTACAAAAGGTATAAAATGACTGCTCTCGGTCACAAAGTCCCAGAAAGAATTTTTATAGGCTTTAGGCAATACTGAATGATCCAAATGATGACTCATCATATCTCTATTGATAGGTAAACCTGTATGATATTTCCAGTCATAGTTAGCATTTTGAGGCAAGATAAAACTCAATGATACACCAGGCATTTGATGTAGTCCATTCTTTACTATTTCTTCAATCGAAATGCATCTATGTAAATGGGGTTGACAATTTAAACAAATAATTTTGTTTGAAAACTTTTTTGGCATTTTAATACGTTTTGTGCTGCCATCTAAGAATTGAGATGCGCACCAAAATGTAGGCCAATATAATAAATTTACGTTATCTTTTAATCCTAATTTTTTTACTCGTTTTGCAACAGTCTCAGATTCAAAACAGCCTAGCACCCAATTAATTTTTACATCATATTGTTTTATTGTTTCTATAAACTTTTTGGGAGCCCACGGCTCCCATTCTTGTGGCCAAAGTAATGTAATTTCTTTTAAGTTGTTCTTTCGGATGGATTTTACAATAGTTTTAAATTCATTTTCCATATAGAAAATCATGAATCTAGTTCTTCTACCCTTACTCTTAAAGGAAAGCCATTTTCTCTAGAAACACCTGTCGCTTCCAATGCTTTTTGTTCTGCAATCTCAAAACTATAAATTCCTACAATGCCCGATCCTTCTTCATGTATTTGCAGTGTAATATTGTGTGCTTGATCTTCTGAATGTTTAAAAACTTCAACAAGCAAACTTACAACAAAGTCCATAGGAGTCTGGTCATCATTTAGAAATACAACTTTGTATTGACCAGGTTCTTTATATTCGATTTTGATTTTTTCATCAATTTTGATATCTTCTAAAATATTAGTCATCATACCTCCTAAAATGGGGGGATGTTACTCCCCCCAAACCCTTAGCCTTCAATAGTTCCAACTTCACGGATACTAATTTTCTTTGGTTTTTGTGCTTCTGGTACTTCACGTACTAGATGAATATTTAACATTCCTAGTTCTAAAGTAGCATTAGCAACTTCTACATGCTCTGCAAGTGTAAACTGTCTGCGGAAGTTACGCCCGCCAATTCCTTTATGAAGATAGTTTACTTCCTCATCACCTTTTGGAGCAGTACCTTCTACAGTCATTACATTCTTTTCTACTGTAATGTCTAAGTTGTCCATACCAAATCCTGCGACTGCAATACTAATCATATATTCGTCTTCGTTGATTTGTGCAATGTTGTAAGGTGGATACCCGTTTGATTTGCTGTTTGCAAAATCTCGTGTCATTTCATTAAAGATTCTATCAAATCCAATAGTTGCACGATGTAGATGGGGTAAGTCTAGTGTTGTTAATCTTGTCATTTCATTTCTCCTTATTAAGCAAGATATGTTATGTGCCCTTTTCGGCGCACATTTTATTTATACATTATTTATAAATTTTTGTCAAGTCCTATCTATCATTTAATATAATGTAAAGGAACGTTTTTTTCCTTTGTGCTTTTAGGACCAAACTTAAAAACTTTTCTGTCTTTTAATATTCTTCTATCTGTAGATGCATAATCTAATACTGTATTTTCTCTTAGATTTTTTTCTTTTTTAGTAGCAACAAGATATTCTAAATCTGTAGTTTCATACCATTCTAATGAAGTATCTGGATATCCTATACCAACTGCCAGTGAAGGACAAAAGTCTATGCCTTTAGATAACTGTAGGACATCTTTCCAGTCTTGTTCTTCTTTATCATTATAGTAAAGATTTTGGCAAAAACCTGTCTTCAATCCTAACATGTTGGCTGCAAGCACCAATTGTCCTGAACTGATACCAATACTTCGTTCTGCTGCTAGATCCATCCTGTCTTCAAAACCAATACTGACTACATTTGACGTAACATTGCCATGGGAGTCGCCGTGTATATCAGTTTGTGTCGTATATCCATAAATGAAAAGAGCCGGTGCTCCCATTTGAGTATTACGCATAGCACTATTATAGTCATATGCATGAAATCCCCAAACAAAATCGTCGTAAATATCTTTTAAAATATCTTTATTAGTTACGACTGCTAATGCAAAATGAACTTCATTTTGTTTAGAAGGTGCATTTATTGCTATTTCTATTAATCCATTAATTGTTTCTTCGTCAATATTTTGAGATGTCCAATTACGCTGGCACCTCCTACTTACATGCATTGCTTCTATTAACTTTTTTATCATTTGCCTATTGTACTCGATTCATACACCGAATTGTGTGTTTGTGTGCAACGAATAAATGTTGCACATTTACTTAGTTGTTTGAGTTTCATTGCACCTGCATAGGTACATGTACTACGCACACCTCCTAGAATTTCCTGCACTGTTCTAGCCACAGGACCTCTGTAAGGTACCAACACTGTGCGTCCTTCTGATGAACGATAATCTTTAAGTCCACCAAAATGCTTATCGTTTGCACTTTCACTACTCATACCGTAGAATTGTACGAATTTCTTTTTTTCAAAAACAGGCTGCATAGGAGGATCAAATTCTCCCTTTTCAACTGCTTCGAGTGCTTTTTGTCTTTCTTCTTCCGGCATGTCTTGCGGAAAGGGTTGCATCTTTGCTTCCATAGTTTGATATGTTTTGGTTATTATTTCGCCACCGCCTTCATTGTGCCCAGCAAGCATGCCACCAAGCATAACAAAATCTGCACCGGCAGCAAAGGCCTTAGCGACATCTCCAGGGCAAGTACACCCACCGTCAGCAATAATGTGACCCCCAAGTCCATGGGCGGCATCTGCACATTCGATAACTGCCGATAACTGCGGATATCCAACACCAGTTTGTATGCGAGTAGTGCAAACACTCCCGGGACCAATGCCCACTTTAACAATATCGGCTCCACTTAGAATTAACTCCTCTGTCATTTCTCTTGTAACAACATTGCCAGCAATAATTACTAGATCTGGAAATTCTTCTCTTACTTTGCGAACATGTGCTGCAAAGTGGTCGCTATAACCATTAGCAATATCCATACATACATATTTAAGTCTATAATCACATTCTTTCTTAACTTGAATAAGTTTGTTGTAATCACTGTCACTTGTGCCTATGCTCATAGCAACATTTTCTGTACGTTCTAAACCGTCCCCGTCTAAGTCTTCACCGTTAAAGTACACAATAAGTTCTTCTGCGCTGTAAGTCTTTACAAGACAAGTAAACATCTCACCTTCGGCAAGTTTATCTGCCATACGCATAGTACCAACACCGTCCATGTTGCTTGCCATAATAGGAATACCAATATAATGTTCATGGATTGCATGATCAGGATAACCTGGTTTGTAATTTCTAAACTGAAACTTACGATTAAGTTTAACTTGCTTACGACTATGTAAGGTACTACGCTTTGGACGAATGAGCACATCTTTATAATCAAGTTTTAAATCTTCTTCTAAACGCATTTATCAATAACCCATTTCTAACTTACGTTTTGCTTCATTTTTCTTATAACGTCTAATTGCTGCTTCTTTTGATTTACGGCGTTTAGTGCCTTTTGATTCGTAGAATTCACGTTTACGAAGTTCTTGAAGAATACCGTCTTCTGCAACTTTCTTCTTAAATCTGCGAAGTGCTTTGTTAACATCGTTATTGTGTACTTCCACATATAATCCGCGGAACTCGTTGTCCCCACGGCGTCTCATTTTATTAGCCATTAATTACTCCATTTTTTATATGATAATATCAATTAGAAACTTTGTCAAGTAAATTCTTTTCAAACCATGCAAGGTCATAAAATCTGTTTTTACTTATGTGATGAAATCCTACTCTATCTTCTTGTAGTGTATAATATGTATTTGGTTGTGCAATTAAATGTGATACAAAATTTGTAGTTAACAAATCTAAATTGTCAACATCAATTATTGTTAAGTCTACCATTTTGCATAGTCTTAAAAACCAAGCAGGTTCTTCTTCTGTTCCTACATAAAGGTATATATTCACAGGAATATCAATTCTTCTTAAAATGTCCTGCAAATCTGTACGAAGATTTTGACTTGGACAAATTAAAAGAATACTATAACAGTCGTTAGAAATAACATCAGGTGTGGTAATAATAGTTACGTCACTCATTGTCTTTTATACGCTGCCAAATTGAATTTGCACTTTGTTCCTCATTTTGAGTGTAAGATTGCTCCCAAGGAAGTTCATCAATCTTACCTTTTATATATTGGTCTTTCCAAAATTTAATTGTCTGATCTGGATGAAGTTTTTTCCATTCTTGTTTGCTATTTTGATAACCTAGATCAGTTTCTAGTAATGCTAGTCTTTCAGTTCTTTTTTTTTGAATTACTGCTTCTGTATCTTTTTTAGATTCAGTGCTTTCATTATTAGTTTCATCTTCTTTTGCTTCAGGCTCTAATTCTATTGGTGTCGTTTCTTCTTCGGCCACAACCACTCTTTCGGAAGAGTCTCTTCCCGAATCGGTGGCTCCAGTGGTATGTTCGCTAATAGTTGTTTCAACTTCTCCTCCGCTGTCAACTTTAAATCCCTTATTTGCTACCATGCGCTCTGCCCTAGCACGATCGTAGTCTTTCCAATATTGCTTATCGTTTGGTTTTTGTTTTCTGTGAAATTCAAAAGTGTATTGGCTTGCGATTAGCAATAAAACGGCAAGCGGATCAAATACAAAAATAATTGTGATGATAACCCAACGCACTGCCTCTTCTAATACATCTCTGTCTGCGTCTTCATAGATAAATTCTGCAATGTATTTGATAGGACCTACTTCTGCTTCTAGCTTTCTGTACTCTGCCTCTATGGCATATTTTTGTTCAGTCATTTCATCAATCAATGCATTTGCATCTCGAATACGCTGTGTCTGTTCGTCAATAATAGCATCTATGTCTGCACCACCATCGACTCTAATTCTATCTCTTAACCTCTGTATTAAATCGTTACTTGCAGCAATTTGTGCATCTGCACCTTCACGAAGTTGTTTAATTGTATCTCGTGCTGCATTAATACGAGGATCATCTGCTTGACGCAAGGCAGTGATTTGCTCTTGTGCTGTTTGCCTTGCGCTCCTATTAGCAGGAATATCTGTGTTTAAAACTGTATCAATCTTATTCTGTATATCTTGTTTAGCAGTTTTACTATCTTCAATTGCACTTGCTCTTATACTATCAATTGCATCTAATAAGTTTTGCTTACGTGTATTAATACTATCTGTCTGTGTTCCACGCAAATCTTTAACTAGATCTGTCAAACGATTTCTTTCGTTATCTAGTGTTTGAGTTGCTTGTGCTCTTAAATCTGTTTCTTGTGACTGTAATTGTGCAATGCGATCTTGTTGTGCTTCTACCCATGCAGTTAATGCACGTCTAGTATTACCGCCGAACACTCCATCATCTGTTACACCAATGACTGCTTGTCCTTCACGAATTTTATCACGCTCTGTACTTTGTAATTTATTCGTTGTTACAACAATAGATTCTTCTATTGCTGCAATTCTAGTTTTTAAACTTTCAATTGCACTTGTGTCAATTTCTAAATTAGAAATACGTTGTTCATATTCATTTGCTTGTGTGTTGATTCGTTCCAAATCTTCATCTAATTGTGCTATTTGGTCAATATATGGCTGTACTTGTTCTTCAATACTAGCAACACTTGTACCTTCAATTTCACTTCTTAAATCTGAAACAACACTGTTAAGTCTTGTTAACTCAGTATCAAGACTTTTTATTTCATCTTCATAAACAGCAACTCTATCTTCTAATATAGTAAGTTGTGTCTGTATAATAGCATTCTGTTCATCTATGGCAGGTTGAATTCTTTGATAAGCACTGTCTATACGTTCTTGTTCTTTATCAATTTGAGATTGAATGTCTGCATTTTGATTGCCTGTGCTTTCCTCTGCTTTCTGTATCTTTTGTTCAGCACGAACAACTAGCGATTCTTGTCTTGCAATTTCAGTTTCTAGTCTTTCTACTTGTTCTACACTTTCAATACTTGCACTTGTTTGTTCGATATGTGCTTTTGACAAGAAGCCAAAAATACCCATACTAGTAATAAACATAAGAACAACAACTGCAAGAGCAAGATAGGTCCTGAGCCACCACTTTGCTTGTGACCAATACCTATGTAGCCAAACCGCTGTAACCAGTTTGCCAATTTCAAGTGCACCGCCCATTACCATAATAGGTATAGCGGCAGCCGCAAATATTGCGACTAACCCTGCGATGCTATAATAAATTGCTACTGCTGAAATTGCTAGTGCAGTAAAAAATACTAAAAAACCTAATGCCATCTATTCCCACCTATAAAAAATATGCACACCAATCCTTCCTACTAATTGTAAATCTTTTGCCCATCTAGGACTAACATACTTGGCATGATAGTGGGTAGCGCCTTCGGTAATACCTCTGTGCTTTCTATCCCAAATCATAAACCATGCAATTTGTTGTGCGTTTATCCAAGCATTTCGATCTTGGGGTTCGTCGCTTTTTCCATCACAATACCAACTGAATTGACATGCGTCACGAACCATAACCATTTGGTTTGGATCTTTCCATGAAGGCTTTTGTTTTCCTTGTTTAACGACTTCGCAAATTGTGTTTGGATAACGTGTATCTTCAACACGATTCATCACAACATCTGCAACTGCTACTTGGTCTGCGTAATTACTTCCCCTTGATTCATAATATATATTTAGTGCAAGACAATACTCTTGCGGATGTACTTCTTCGCTGTATAACTCTGTTTTTTCTGTTGTTGCGTGTACACTTGTTGTAAGCATAACCGCAATTAAGCCTAAGATTACTCGTTTCATTTTTGCCTCGTTATATATTTAAGTGGTTTTTTGCATGTTTTTTATGCGTAGATTAGTTTCTACGCATTTGTGCTATATCTTTAGCATCATCTTTCTTGTCTGCAAACACAGGAACCATATTGCTCTTATGCATTGTTGCAACACCTAACAATGTACGCTCGCCTGAATATACATTGCGTTCTTTTTGTGGTGCATGTCCGTCAATACGATCACTAGTTGGAACTGTGTTAGCACTTGGATTACTATAGTCTGGCATTGCATAACGGTAGTCTGAACCTTTGCCAGTATAGCCCATAGACGCAAGCCATGTTTCATGCTCTGCTTGCGCACGTTGTAGTCTTTTGTTTTTAGATTTTTTCTGCTTACGATTGTACTTGGTGGTGGTCATATAAGGACCTACAAGATGCATCGACATAATAAACTCCTAGTTGTGTTACTACTTGTTTAATATAGCATCTTAAAATTATTTGTCAACCTCTTTAAATCTTACTAATACGCTATTTCTATCATAACCTCTTTGTGCAACACTATGATAGGATATATCACTATTTTCAAATACAGTACAACTATTATTAATTAAAGGTAATTCAAGGACTGGCTTGCGTTTTTTATCATGTAATATTGTGCCTCCATCAGGACGGTCTGCTACGCTAAAAAAATATTGAAATGTAAAACTTCTTCCTTCGATATGATCCCATAAATCTCTATGTACTCTTTGAAGTTTCATCCATGGTCTGTCCTTTTTAAATACAGGTCCTTGATTATCTTGTCTAATTAGTGTTTTTGATTTAAATTTTTCCTGTAGTATTGGTGCAATATCTATAGCAAAAAAATCAAACAACTCTCCTTCCAACAAACCTTGCCACATACTCTCATTGTTGTAATTACGCCTTGTCATTTTTTCTTTTTTATATTCTGACTTTATAAGTTTTTGGAATTCTAATGGAAACAGATCCTTAACTACAAAATGAAGGAAAGGATCTGTGTTAAACGGTTCCTGTAAAATTTTATCTCTTACATCAACTATCAAGAACTACAATACCCTCACGTAAAAGCTTTTCTCTGTTGGCCATGTGTTTCATTGCAATTTCTTCTTTGCTTCCGCCAAAGTATGCTACAGCATGTCCCTCTTCAATAAGTATGTCAGTGGCTCTTCTATCGTCGATAAGGAAGTCTCCCAAAATTCGTCCGAACTTACCTTTTTTATCTTCTCCGCTTTTATCAATCTCTGTTTTGAGAATTTGAATAGATCCGACTGGCAGTAGTTCTTTGAGTCTAGATTTGCTTGCGAGTCCAAATGCTTTCTCCACTTTATCTCTTGTTCTAGATTCTGGAGTATCGATACCCATCATTCGTACTCTTTCTTTGTGCATCCAAACACCAAAACCTAAATCTATATCAATGTCAACAGTATCTCCATCAACTACTCTTAAAATTTTACATTTATATTCATACATTATCTGTATTCCCCCATAATTCCATTATTACTTCTCCAAATGCTTGTCCAAATATCCACATCAGAATTAGCAAGTGGGCCACTATATATAACAACACTGGTATTACAACAAAACTCACCCAACGTGGTTTGTGTTCCAGCCAGTGTAATAACTGTTTGATCCTGTTCTTAACACCATCCATCAAATACTTTCCTACAACATAACGTATAATTCTCATTACAATTAGTATAGGTGAACTCAATACATCAAACAGTATCAAAAATAAATCAACACTGACATCCACTATGGAATCAATATTGAACTTCTTTTTGATTTTTTGCCACATCAGTCAGATGAGAACATGCTGATCAGTTCTGGACCAAAACTCCCTGCTGCCCAACCTAGTGCTACAATAGCAATCACACCCATAACTAGCCATTTCATTTTGAAATCGTCTACGTCCATGCGTAATGCTACAAGTTCATTTCCAAGGATTCGAACACTTACTTCGAGTTTTCCTTTATCGTCTTGTTCTGACATAATAATGACCCTCTCTTATTATATGTGTATTTATTGTTATAGTCACAAAAAAAGAGCCCGGTGGACTCTTTTTAAGCGAACGGCGTATAGCCTATCCCGTTTATTAGAAACTAAAACTTACACCAACTGTTGGAGTAAGATCTTCTGAATCTAGGTTGTAGTTTGCACCTGCTGTAACTTCAGCACCGCCGATTGCATAAACATACTCACCACCTACGTTTTGTAGCGTGTCATCTTGGTCGCCGTTTAGGTATGCTGTGATACCACCTGTTTCAACTGTACCTTCGAAGCCAATGTTTTCAGCGTCTAGATCATATGAAAAAGCACCGCCTACTAAAATTGAACCTAGTGTAAGACCACTAACACCTGCACCTAGTACAGTGTTTTCTGTGTCCATATTATAGTCACCTGCTGCTGTTACATCAAGACCTGCTACACCCAATGTGTATGCACCTTGAATGTTGCTGATGTCTGTTACATCTGTTGTCCAGTCTGTAAAGCCAATTGCAACTTCTGCTGCACCTGCTGTTACTTTGACTGATTCAGTCATTGCTGGTGCTGCTAGTGTGTGGTTGCCTTCTGCATCTGGCATAACACCATTGTCGTCACCAATTGCGATTCCAATAGCGTTTACAGTTGTACCAACTGTCCAACTATCAAGGACTACTGAATTTCCATCTGTTGCTGAAAAATCTAAATCGATATCTGCTGCACCTGCAACATCAATACCTAAGTCTAGACCCATTGCTCCACCCCAGTCGTCATTAGCGTCTTGGGTAAAATCTAGTTCTACTTCACCTGAAATAACTGGTGTTACTTCTTGTGCATAGGCTGATCCTGCAAATAAAAGTGCTACTATAATACTAAATACTTTGCGCATAATATTTTCCTTTATTTGTTATGTGTTAAAATAAGTGGGCAAGAAGAACCATTTCTTGCCCACGTTTTATTTATATAAACCTCATGCTGCAACTGCACAATTAGTAAACCAATATTTACATTTGTTGCAAATATACAACACTATCCGCCTACATAAATTTTCTTCTTAGGACGATACCAAACTTTTTGTTCGTGTAATCTCCCTAATAAATTTTGTATGTCTCGCATCTCTTGTTTAAGTTCTGCGTGGTCTTCACCTTGCATCAAACGCAACCCTCTGCGTCCTGCTTTTGCTGTAAGAGCTTTTTCAATTATGTCAATGTCTCTTACAGTTAGTTCAAACTTTAGATTTGGTTTCATTCAACATCTCCCTCGTTATTTTGTTTGCTGGCATACAAGCAACTTTAACTATTGTATCATTAAATCCCGCAACATTTATAACTTCTATAGCAAGTCTGTCGCTGTTAACAGGATCATTTATATAGGCTTTGCATTCGTTCTGTGTTTCAAACGGCAGAGTCTTTAGTGCAAAAGGTTCTGCTTCCAACATAACGAATACAATAAGCCACTTCATTGTTGTATCCATTTTACTTTTGCATAATGAGCATCTAAGTAATCTCTGTAGTCAATTGCATCAAGCACATTATCAAACACTTGTGACACTGTCTTGTCTTTAAAATATCCTACAATTTTAATCATTTTCTGTCCTTTAAGATTTTACTCATTACATCTGATGCTGTATGTGTGAAAAATCTAGGAGCAACACTGTGAATGATAAGTGCAGGCACTAACAGTTGTAATTTCACTGCGGTTTTTAGTGCTACTGCCATATGTTGTAGACCTGTTTCGCCTACTTCATCTAAGTGTGCTTTACATTGTTTACTAAACATTATGTTCTGTTTCCTCTTAGTGCATTGCGGAGGTAATTCTCTGTGCTAATGCTGTCATGGTAGTTCTGCCAACAACTTTTTAAGTTTCTTTTTTGACTTGCCTTTTACTTTCGCATCACGGATAGCATCTACACCTTCTTGTGTCAGATCGCCTACAACTACAATGGCAATCATACCCATTGACTTGTGTGGTGTGCATTGATACAAGTAGACACCCGGTGTGTCAAATGTGTATGCGTATTCTTTTGATAGTTTTGATTTCTTTGGTGCTTCCCAACCATCTGGGCCAGCAATAAATTCTACGTTGTGACCCTTTTGTGTTGGTAGCCAAGTAATGGTGTCACCAACATCAATAGTCGCAATGTCTTGTGAGTACACCATCTTAGCGCCATCGTCACGTTTGTTCAACATATCAATGGTAATGTCTTCTGCGTGGGCAGTACCCATGCCAATAGCAATCAAAATTGCCGCTAGTGTAAATCTCATTTTTTATCCTTTACATTAAGATTTGAAGGAGAATATTGTTCTCCGTTATAACCTGAACCAGTTGCATTAGGTCCAGTTTCCACGCCCGAGTTGCAAGCAAATACAACAACACATAAAAATAGAGCACTCCACAGTGTAGCACGTTTACTCCAAAGGATAAATCCATCCATTGCTTCTTCGGCTTGCTTTTGTGCTGCTGCTCTTACATCATCACTCATGCTCACCACCAATGCCTCTGCTGTTGATTACATTGTCTTTTACAAAACGGTTTACAGTTTGTGGACGCTTGTCTGCTTCGTTCATTGTCACTGCTGTGATAAAAACGCCTGCTATCAAACTTACGTGGAATATTGCACTAATGCCAAATGCCATATAACTGCCAATCATAATAGCAAATAATCCACTCCAAATAAATGCTAGGCATTGAAATATCATGTGTGCAACTCTTGGATCTAGTTTACGCAATGGTGAGTTTTCAATAGTCATAAAACTTGACCACATAAGTCCTAGTTCGCTGCGAAGTGAAGTAATAGTTGTTGCCCAACCAATGGGCTTTGGTTTCTGATTCATACTAATCTCCGTGTGTCTATGTAATAATATATAGCATGTTTACAGTGTAATGTCAACCTGACTAGGGTGTGTTAAATTGTAGCAGTTATTCTATATTACGAACTTGCTTTCCACTTTGACACATTTTAACACATAGAGGAGGAGGATTATCACTATTCCATGATTTTTTACAACAATGATTTTGGTAGTAATCATGATTTACAATATCATATAAATCATGGTAATTTAAGTTGTTCCAATTAGGATCTTGCTCGAAAGCCTTGTTCAATGCTTCGTCGGACATTAAAGTGTTATCTTTATCTTTAGGATGTTTATAACTTTCTACCAGGTAATGACAACAAGGCCATAGTTTTCCATCAATATTAATTTCCCAATCACGTTGTATATCATCTTCATATTCGTCATAGGTATGGCAATCTATATTATACATATCCATATTCCTCTAATAATGATGTTGCTTCGTCTATTATTAATTCATCACATAACCCTTCGGCAGGATTATCTGTCCTAGTAATTTTGAAAACTAGTTGCTTTTTTTCAAGCTTTAGGTCTTTAGCAATGTTGACTACTTCTGGTATTGCTTTGTAGTTCCAATTAAAAAGAATATAATGCCATTCTATCCTGCCGCCGTTTTCATGAAATGCAATCATGTTATCCCATGCTTGTTGGAACTTTACACCTTTTCTGTATTTCCAATTCATTTCATGATTTATTCCATCAATTCCAAATGCAATAGTTAGATTTCTATTCTTTTTTGCCTGTGCTGCATACCATTCCGGTCGGCGTATCCCTCCGTTTGTATTAATTAGAACACCATTTATTAAATTATAGTCAAAAGCAATATCTAAAATTTCGTCTATACGAGGATGCATCATAGGATCGCCTAACTCTCCGCATAGTTGTAAATGGCCAAACTGTTGCCATTTATTATAGCCACTGTCTAAAAATTTTTTAAAGTTAGATGGGTCCATGTGAAATTGATTTTTTGTAATCCAATCAGAAGGAGTACCGTCTTCTTCATTTCTTTGACAGCCTACACAGAAGGCTTGACAATAACTAGAAATAGTTATATCAAAAGCATTAATTTGTTTTTTTATCATTAAGCATACTATAAGTTATGGCACTTCTGTTGCTAGGCAGTACCCGCCCCCTTAATTATGCTGCTAGAGCGTAACCAGAAGGTGCAAAGTTATCGTTTGCAGTTGTGTTTTGTAAACTTGCCTACCTGTCGAAACCTGTTTCGCCCCCATCATAAAAACTCTGTGTCAAAGTGTTTATGGTGGAGGCGCCCGGTACCGCCCCGGGGTCCAAATACGCTTTGTAACGCCTACCTTTTATTTATATAGTCTATATTTGATAGTGTCAACCACTCTTTTACTTAAAACAATTTCGTAATGGTTTCTATCAATTGTTGTGTATTCTACATCGCCTCTGCAAGTCATTGAATGTCGTGTAACAATACCATCATTCTTTCCTGATAACCAAGGAACATCACCTGTTGTAGTAACAATTTGTAACCAAGGAACTTTTATTGAAAGTTTTCTACTGCCTTTTATAAATGCACTGTGTGGCGTGATATCTCTAAATAATTGATATCCTGGATTTAGTAAACCACCCCAAGTTGCTATCTCGCTGCCATTGAACGGTGTAGCAAGACTTACAACGCCTTTAATATCAAATTCATTTTGCAAGTAAGTTGCATATACTCCGCCTAAACTATGCGCAATGATACTAAAAGGCCCCTTGTTTTCCCTAATGATTTGTTTCATTTCTTGTAGATTTTCTTCAGCAGTTGTTTCTTTATCGTAATTCAGAAAAATAGGATCTTTTACTTTTATTTCTTTTTGAATAAAAGCAAAACTTCTTTCGCTTGCTGTAGCGCCATGTATGAAAATTGTATTCATATATTATTTATAGTGGTTTTTTGCAAACCATTATTATTAATGTACGTCTTTGCTCTATACAATCGATAGCATCAAAGTCGTGCCAAGTTTGCTCGCCTCTAAAGAATGCTGTACCACCATTTTTTATATAGGGATTTTGATGAGAAAACTCTGTTTTATTTTTATAGATTTTTGTACCTGTGCCTGTGTCTGCTAAACCTAAAACAAAAGTAAAAATCTTTTTAGGATTGTCTGTATGAACTTTATTGTATTGCCAGTCTATATCAATATTATCAAATTGTAATTCTAGGTAGTGTCTAGCAAAGTCATACTTTATTATATCAGACAAATCTGCCATAGGTTCTTCTAGCAAATCATGCCACTTGCCTTCTTTAAAAGGATGCATTGTACGTGCTTCATATCGAGGTAAGTTTTTACTATACTCATTAAATTCATCAAACACATCTTGAGGTAAAAAATTATGTATGAGATATTGTGTATAAGGGTCTTGTATTTTCTCTACGATCATACAAGCACACTTTCATCTTGCCAATTATCATTTACATAATTTACAATTATGCTGACTCTATCATCTTCCAGAGGATCTAATTTATGCGGTTCATTACCAGTGTTTACAAAAAACCAACCACTGCCTCTTGTAGCTCTTGTTTTTATATTGTTAAAAGTTGTACTGGTTTCTTGATAATTTAAATATAATTGCAATGTAAAAGTTTTAGCATCGTCGTCGCAGTGATCTTCTAACCAACTGCCTTTAAGATCTTTACAAAGTTCAATTCTCAATCTATCAGTTGTATAATCTTTACCTACAGTTTCGCCAAACATTTTTCTTGTTTCGTATGAATCAAAAAACTCTATTACATCCCAAAAACAAGGATGTTCATAATGATGCATCCAATGCCTTACATTTTTATCTGTGCGTTTACCATTCAACGATCCCCAGGAAAGCACTTCAGATTCGTTGATAATGCATCTTATAAGATCATCACTTATAAGGTTTTTAAACTGCCAAATTGTGTAACCTACATTAACTGTGTTTAATATCAATTACTACTCTCCATTCTGTTCTAAATTTTTGATATATCAATTGATTATCAACATACACTCTTCCTTTTACAACCTTAAATTCTTTTGGAGGATGGTAAAGTGTAGGATCGCCTAGTTCTTGAGGCCAATCTTCTATTACTTCTTGAATATAACAAAGTCTATCTTTTGTAACCTTTTGTATTCCTCGCGGACACTTTTCGGCAAGATTATCAAAACATACATAGTTTAAACCTTTGACACTGAATTCATGTTCCTTAGGGTTACAAAATTTAATGTGCGGAAAACGTTGTTGGATATCTCCTTTGTAGTCTGTAAAAATAGTGTACACAGGATAGGGATATACTCTTTGAAAATATAATCTACTATTACCAGGATGACACGCTACTTTCTTGCCAAAGTAGTGTATACACATCGGATGTGTAATCTTTCCGCCTTTGGCAATATCTTTTCCTATTACTGAAATTGTGTTTGACTTTTCTAGTAAGTCAGCATTGGCTCTAGGATGGTTAGACAGAAATTTAGGTCCACAACGTTTTGTCATATCACTTACTATTTCTTCTATGTCATCTGAAATGCCACTGTATGGTTTATTTCTAACAAGTCCTACATCTTCAAGCGTTGATTTTGCTACGTAGGTTTTAGTACCACAGAAATTATCAAAGTCTGTAAATAGTTCTACTAGTTGGTCATATGATTTTAATTTTACGTGTTCATTCAACATGACTCTGGACCGTTATATCTAACACTTGTTGTAAACTCATTCCTCGATATTGAGGATTTAATTTTACAACGGCCCCCGGTTCTTCATCTTCATCTCGTTTATGTAAACCAAAATAAATGGTTAAGTCATCTTCATCAATATCTTCTTGTCTTTTATCTGCTGCCCAAAGTGCTGACATTAGAAGTAAAGATACAGTTAAAGGTTTTTCATCAATTTTTCGTTTGGTAATATACTCAATGACATTACGTCTTACTTGAGTATAGTAATTGGCTCTTGCTGCCAAATCATTTAGGTATTTTACGTTTTCTCTATCCATTTTTTACCAGCGGAGAATCAGGATGGAACCAGTACAGAAGACTACCGCCAGCTTCTAATTGTTTCAATAGATCGTCAGTTCTGTAAAACGTAGGAGTGTGTCCGTGCATGTGTACTTCCCAATTATCACTACCGCCTTCGTTAAACACATAACCAGGCTTAGATCTTCTGAATCGGATAAATTTATAATCTAAAGTTTCCCCATCATATTCTGTAGGGTGTACATTATACTCTGCTAATAATAGCAATCTTAAATCTTCTACGGTATCCATTTATATCTCCTACATGTATTTATTACATTTCCATTTTCTTATCTTGGATTTGTTTACGTCTTTGAGGTATAAGAGCCTTTAATTCATTTAATGCTTGCCGTGCTCTGACAGCACTGACTTTAACGCCTTCGTGTTCAAATTTTTCTGATTCTCTAATATAGGTTGTGAATAGGGCTTTTAGTTCATCATGTAAGTCAGTCATTAATCACCACTTATTATTCTGCGTATACAGTTGAAGCCGAACTTGTGATTTTTCCGCCGCTGCAATTTACAGTTTCGTTAATTCTTGTTACTAGTGCGCCTTCAGCATAAACAGTGCCGTTTGCAGTTGAAACAGAACCTGTGTGAGGCAAACACACAATTGTTGTTCCACCCATGCCATCTGGTACCGGAGTTGGAACATCGTGCGAAACGGTTGGATCACCTTTTCTGGCTATAAGTAATCCCTCAGCGTAAACAGTACTTTGACTTACGTTGAGTGTAGTCGTAGTGTCGCAAGAATGACCTGTTGTACAAGTATCTGTTTTTCTTGCAACCAATGTCGTCATTATACCATTTGTACTCCGGTTGTACTTGTAATATACTGCTTGGCCATTTCTGTATCAGTTTTGGCAACAAACAGAATACTATGTTTATTTAACCTAATATCTGCACCTTGAGGTACAGTGAAAGCATATGGACCTAGTCCAATACCTTGTTGTGTTGCCATTAGAGCAAGAGGTTTTTGAATTGTAAGTGTTGTATCATTTTCTTCTACAAAACGTCCGACAATTTCATCACCGCTAGTAATTTTTACAGTAATAGTGTCGTGTTTTTTATATGGTGCTTCAATTAACATTATAATGTGTATCCTGTTCCGTTATAGCCTGTGTCTTCAATATATTTTACAAATTGCTCGTAGCCTCCTACTTTAAGGCCGTTTACAACAATCTGTGGAAATGTACGTGCTTCTGGAAACTCTGTTAGAACTTCTTCTCTATCAAAGTCTTTACCCAGTTCTCTGTATTCAAACATATAATTGTATTTTTCGCATATTGCCTTTGCTTTTAAGCATGATGGACATGCTGGTTTACCCCAAATGTATATCATAGCGAAAATCCTTTGAATGTATCTTCTGTTACATCTTGTTTTGTACCACCGTTGATGTAACTTGTGATTTCTGTTTCTTGTGGAGCAACTTGAACGTCTGCACCACTAATCCACTTCTGTGTCCAAGGTAGCGGGTTTGTTTTAATTGTGTAAGGTGACTTCAACGCAACGTTTGTCATTCTGCGTGTGCAAATAAATTCAATGTAGTCGCTTAGTAGTTGTGTGTTAAGTCCAATCATTGAACCATCTTTAAACAAATATTCTGCCCATGCTTTTTCTTGATCAACTGCGTCTACAAACATCTGAATGCATTCTTCTTCTGTTTCTTCTGCAATTTTAGCAAAGTCAGGATCATCTTTTTTAAGGATCTTTAACAACATTTGTGTGCTTGCTAGGTGCAGGTTCTCATCACGTGCGATTAGTTTAATGATCTTGGCATTGCCTTCCATCTTCTTAAGTTCAGCAAATGCCCAACTACATGCAAATGATACATAGAAACGCACACCTTCAAGGATGTTCACGCTCATCAATGTAAGCCACAAACTTTTCTTTAATTCGTAAAGATCTACCACAACCTTTTTACCATTTACTGTATGTGTGCCTTCACCCAACAAGTTGTAATACATACTTGTTTCAATCAGTTCATCATAATACTTTGAAATGTCGCCGGCGCAATCAACAATCTCTTCGATGTTCATTAATTCATCAAAAATCTTACTTGGATTGCTGTAAACATTACGGATGATATGTGTATATGAACGTGAGTGAATAGTTTCTGAAAAGGTCCATGTTTGGATCCAGTTTTCTAACTCCGGTAAGGATACAATCGGAGCAAATGCTTCTACTGGTGCTCTCCCTTGTACTGAGTCTAATAGAATTTGGCGTTTTAGATTTGAAGTAAAGATATGCTGTTCAAAGTCAGTCAAGCCTTTGAAGTCTTTTGCATCTTTATAGATATCAACTTCTTCCGGACGCCAAAAGAAACCCAACTGTTTATCTGTAAGATTATCAAATTGTTTATACTTCAACGTGTCGTACCGTTGAATAGTTGGGCCGCCTGTAGGATCTAAAAATGCTAGAACCTGTGTATGGTCGGCACGGTTAGTTGTGTCAAAAACGCTCATGTCTGTCTATCCTTTTTTATTATTATAACGATTTTAGGTTATTTGTCAACCTATACTTTAATTATCTCTAAAGGTTTGGATTGTTTCTCGAGAGAGTAAAATTTTTTCTTATGAACTGGGTGTTGCCTTGGATTTAATCTTTTATTGGGATGTCCTATCCCGATTGCCATCATAGGATTGAATTTTTTATTAGTATATCCATATAATAAATCTGCTAATCCTTGGTGATCTAAACAAATACAATTACCTGTTCTTAGACCAATTCTATTTGCTTCAAAGTTTATAATACCTGTAATTGTTCCTATAGCGATGTTTTTGAATTGTTCATATTCTTCATCATCATTCCAATACTTGCGCTTATCTGTAGCAGTATTTTGGCATAGGATTGCAACACATGGAGCATCTAACTGCGGATTACCTAAAAATACTGCTTTAGGATCAGTTTGTTCTTTAAAAAACTCGTTGTACTCTCTTACATGTGTTTGTTCATCAGGGTGACCTGATAGGCTATAAATATTTTTTATTAAATCTTTATTTTTAGTAAAGATCACTTTTACAAAATTATAGCCATCTTTCATGTTTGCCCATTTTATACACTCTGCAAGATAATCTATAAAATGATCTGAAACTTCAGCATCATCGAAATTACGATGACAGATTTTCATATGCTTAATGTTTTCTAAATCACGCATGTCTCACAGTACTCGTCATCTTCAACTAAGGTATAACCGTTTGCATCTGGTTCTTCTTGTTCTACAACAAGTTTGGAAATATCTAACTCTCCCTGCCCATCATTTGTATTGAAATAGTAAAGTTGTTTGCCGCCATACTTGTAAAACATAAGCATATGTTGTAGCATTGTTGACATAGGAATCTTTTCATCTTCGTAGAACACAGGGTTATAACTTGTGTTAACTGAAATACCTTGATCAATATACTTTTGTAGCACTGCCATAATTTTTAAATAGCCTTCTGGTGACTGTTGATCCCATAGTAAATCATACTTGTTCTTGAGACGCTTGAACTCTGGTACAACCTGTTTCAACACACCATGCTTTGATTGTTTTACACTAATATAGGCACGTGGTGGTTCAATGCCGTTTGTAGCATTTGCAATCTGCGCACTTGTTTCCGAAGGCATTAGAGCCATTAGTGTTGAGTTTCGAATGCCAGTATCTTTTAGTTGCTTACGCAATCCTTTCCAATCCATACGCTCTTTGTGTTTCACTAGATCGTCTACATCTTTTTTGTATGTTTGGTTAGGTGTAATACCCTGTCCGTATTTTGTTTCTGGTGTGCCAGGACATGCACCCTGTTCTGCTGCAATATCAGCACTGGCTTTGATTAGATAGTAACTCCATGCTTCTGCATATTCATCTACTAGTGCAAGTCCGTCGCTGTCAATGTCTTGGTAGTTGAGCCCATTTTTTGCAAGCCAGTAAGCAAAGTTAATAATACCAACACCTAGCGGACGGCGTTTTTCTGTTGAAAGTTGTGCAGCAATAATTGGATAGTTTTGATAGCTTAATAGTGCATCTAAACCACGCACTGCCAACGTACAAGCCTTTTCAAAGTCTGCTGGTGTGCGCACGTTGCCCCAATTGATTGCACTCAATGTGCATAGGCTGATTTCACCTTCTGGATCGTTTAAATCCTTTAGCGGCTTAGTTGGCAAGTCAATTTCTGCACACAGGTTACTCTGTCTAATAGGTGCAACGTCTGGCAAGAATGAGCCGTGGTCATTTGCATTGTCTACGTTTTGTAGGTAGATACGTCCAGTGCTTTTGCGCTCCTCCATAAACAATGCAAAAAGTGTAGAAGCAGGAATAGTTTTCTTACGTAGTCTTGTATTTCTTTCTGCTGTTTCATATAGTTCACGGAACTTGTCTTGGTCCGCAAAGAACGCATCGTATAAGCCTGGTACATCACTAGGCGAGAATAGTGTAATGTCACCGCCACTGACAAGTCTTTCATACATTAGTTTGTTAAACTGCACACCATAGTCCATATGACGCACACGATTTTCTTCTGTGCCTTTGTTGTTTTTTAGTACAAGTAACTCTTCTACTTCTAAATGCCAAATTGGATAATAGATTGTTGCTGCTCCGCCACGCACGCCACCTTGTGAGCATGACTTTGTTGCTGCTTGGAACATTTTGTAGAATGGAATAATACCTGTGTGATATGCATCACCTTTACGTATTGGGCTGCCAATAGCACGGATACTACCGCCTCCGATGCCAATGCCTGCTTTTTGACTTACATACTTAACAATACTACTACTGGTAGCATTAATGCTATCGAGACTGTCATCAGTTTCAATGAGTACACAACTTGAGAACTGTCTTTGGGGAGTGCGGACACCAGCCATAACAGGAGTAGGCAAACTGATATCGTGTAAACTAATAGCATCATAATAATCCTTTACCCATTTTAATCTTGTTTCTTTTGGATAGTTAGCGAACAAACTTGCTGCAATAAGAACATAACACATTTGTGGTGTTTCAAAAATTTCACCAGTCACTCTGTTTTGGCAAAGATATTTGCCACGTAACTGTTCCATAGCAACATATGTTAAGTTTTCATCACGCTCGTGTTTTACAAAGTTTTCAATCTTTTTCCATTCTTCATCGTCATACGTTCCAAGCAATTCAGGATCATAAAATCCTGCTTCTGTATTACGCTCTACTAATTCAACCACTGTGCATGGCTCATAGCCTCCGTATACTTCTTTGCGAAGATGATAGTTAATCAATCTACCACCAACATATTGGTAGTTCGGTGTTTCTTCTGAAATAAGATCTGCTGCTGCTTTGATAAGTGTTTCTTGAATCTCACTTGTCTTCATACCATTAAAAAATTGGATTTGACTTTTGATTTCTACCTCGCTCGGACTAACACCTGTTGTATCTTTACATGCATTAAAAACAACCTTATGTAGTTTTTCAATGTCTAGTGGTTCTTTTCGTCCGTCTCGCTTGGTAACTTGAATCATTATCTTTTCCTTTTTAATAAAATGAGGCACCTACAATAATAGTAGATGCCGATTAACGTAATTGTAATAATTGGTATTTATTATCTATGACAAGGTGCTCAGGTAAACTAGATGCTTTTACTGCTTTGCTTCTATCAAAGCCAATTACAGCATTATCTACAAGAAGCAAGTGCATTAGTTCTGATTTCTCCCTATCAATGCATGTATGTATCTCGAATTGCTTCTGGGAAAAACGTTCGGTTAACTGAAGCGTATACGCTTTTCCTAGGATTGTTGCAAACTCGCAATACGAATTTTCATAAATTAGTGTCCAGGGATCTGGCCACGTAAAACGATCATATGGATCAATATGTATACTGACTATAGGTGCAGTATTATATAAATTTATTACATCTTGGATTGGATCCTTAGCAGTTTCTAAGCCATTTCGAAATGACTTCCAAGCACTGAGCCTATCCTCATATTTTAAATTAAACATTAAGACCTATAGTTTACTGTATATACAAAATTATCGTTCGCTACTGGGATTGTGTTTTTTAAAGTAATATGGATAGTGTCATCTGTGCCATCGCTGTTGTTATCAACAACAGATGCTGCCCATGTAAATGCTGTGTTATATAAAGCCGGTCCTGTATGTGTATACACATCGCTTAACTGTGGTGCTGCTAAACTTGAGTTGTTAACAATCGAAAGGGTGCCTTCTCTTTGGATACCTTGTCCGGTTTCTGTATAAAGGTATTCAACTTCAATAACACCATTTTCAATTAAAGGAACTTTAAGCATTTCTTTAGGAACGCTTTGTTCACCAATTTCAAATTGGTTGGTAAATTTTCCTACTACTTTAGTTTGACCATCTACTTCAGGATAGTATACAGAGTCAATAAAGAAGAAGCCTCCATCTGGATTGTTAGGAAGTAACTTACCTGTTCTGTCAAAGAAGTCTGTTTCACTAACGTTTGTGTTACTTGAAAGTGCAATCACTGGACTTACTGTGCCGTCTGTTGTATCACCAAGATTTGTACCTACTTCGAAAAACTTATTATCTCTAGATACGTTGTATTCTCCGTGTACAATTTTTATACCTTCACGCTTTATCTGATCAAATTTACAATTTGAGATAGTGCTGAATCGTGGACCATAGTTACTACCAGGAGTACCTAAACTCATAGCCTCACCAAATGCCATCGCAACATCTCCATATACAAATTCACAATCTTTCCATGTATTATCTCTAATATCATGATCACTATACACGTGATATTCGAAACTGTCAATCATTATATTGTCAAACATATTGCCGATACAAGTTACAGTATCGCTATCAGCATTCATTTCGATTGCCTTTTGATTTCCTACTGCTGATACTGTCCACTTGCCTGTCATCTTAAGATTTTTAAATTCTCCAAATGCACAGTTATTCAAGAATAGGATTCTTCCTGTTTCGCCTTGGTGCTCTAGATGCATATCACTTATACCAATAAATCTACACTGTTGTGGATTTATAGCATTGTAAGGCTCTGGACTATCTACAGGAATGACACCATTGCCTGTATAATTACTGCTGACTGTCGTAAACATTGGAGTGTTTGCTTTAGTCATTGTAATCTTTGTATTTTCTACGCCTGCGCCTATTAACTGTACAAACGGTGGAATAGGAATTGTAGATTCAATAGCATAATTTCCTGCAGGAAAATACAATTTATATCTTAACGCACGGTCTGTAAGTCCGTTTAAAAACAAAGCATCAATAGCTTGAATTAATTTTGTTGTAACATTTGTTCCATCGCCTATAACACCAAAGTCTGCTACAGAAACAAAGTCATCTAATTTATCTTGTAAACTTCTTTCGTAAGGAGCACTTGTTCCCCAAATAGAACTTGTCTTTTTAAAACTATATGAGTCAGTAAAGTCAAATATATCGTCATTGGCGGTTAGTATTTGTGTATTACCTACTGCCGGTGCACCTTCTGATACTGCTCCGTTACCAATGTATAATTTTTGTGTATCGATTGCCCAACCAATTTCACCTGATGCGAGTTGTGGGATACCTGTTGTACCTTCACGCCCTCTACGGTTTTGAATTCTTGAAATTTGAATAACAGCCACTCGTCTTACTCCTTGCTAAATGTATTTAGCCTCATACCTTGACGAAGTAAGTCATAGGATACCAATCATTCTCAGTGGTAATAGGTGTTGTAACAGCAACAAAACACTTGCCAGTGTCGCCGTCATTACGCACTTCTAAAATTGTTCCTCTATAAGTTGAGTACGGTCCTTCAACAAATTCTACGGTATCGCCTACCCTATATTCTTCCATGATTTTCTCCTTGTATCGTATTTATGCGTGTTTTTCGTAATATGCATAAACTCTGTTCCACCATTCTTGTTCCCATTCTGCAAACTCATCTGGCCATAAATCAAACTGTTGATACTCTCCTGCACGACTGCACATAAAGATATGTCCTTCACGTATGTCTGTGCCATGCACTTCGTTATGTGCAATAGCGTAGGCAGTAAGTTGTAGGAAATAATCTTCAACCCATTCTAGTTTCTTAGGTTTATTAGTTTGCTTGAAGTCCATTATACATGGATTGCCTTTGTATACACCTACAAGGTCAGTTGTACCTGCATACATTTGTGGCACATAAAGCGGAACTTCGCTACCCCATATTTCATCTACATCATCCATTGCATGTACTTTAATTGTAGTTGCCATCATGTGTGCTTGTTGTGCATATGGATTGCTGCCTGCACTAGGCCATTCGCCTGTGTCAATATAATCTTCAAGATACTTGTGCATACGGGTACCAACACCTGCTGCTTCTGTAACTATCTCTTGTGCTTTCTTTTCACCTACACGCCTCTTCCAAGCAATAAGATGTGTTTTATCTTTGGTTTCGCCTAGAATAGTTGTGACACTTGCTACCGGTGGTCCGCCTGGGGTTTCGTACCTGCGCTTGCCATTTACTTCTACTCGTTTTAGTTTATTGTATTTGTATTTTTCTAATATTAAGGACATAACATTTTTATAACATATAATAGTAGATTAGTCAATATTATTCTGTTGCATGATATAAAGTAACAATTTCTTTGATAGGACGATCCTTGAATAACGATTGATGTCTTTTTGCTAAACTAACAAAAAGATTGTAATTATGATTTACTATATCAGTAAAATCTTGTGTGGCAAATAATTCTTTTGCAAATTTGATTCTTTCAATAATTTTATCCATATTACTTGCAAATGTTATATAAGGATATGGCAAGTATTTTTCAAATGTTTTAAATCCTAAACTTTCTAACAACTCATTTGAGCCGTTGCCGGCAATTAAAACAAACGGACTACGATTAGCAATTGGCCACCATGTTTTTTCTGTTATGATAGGAACAGAATGACACCACGTTTCTGCAACTATTTCAAAATCAGTTTGTTTATATAATTTTTTATTTCTCCTACCCATAGAACTAAAACTACCGTTTTTGTCAAATGCTTTCTTCATATCTCTTATAGGAGCAGTTTTATCTGCAAATCTAAAAAATTTTTTATCAACTTTAAATTCTAGAGGAGCATCTAAATGTTCGCCATTGAAACTCCAAAGATTACCTTGAAGTAAACAATTTTCATGTAATTGGCGTGCAACAGGATATCTATTGTCTTTCCAAACTTTACCCATTAAAAATAAAAACTTTTTATGTCCATAAGAGTATGGTGCTGGCTTACCATTATAATCATAAACATACATCAAACAAGCAGGAATTATTCTTACTTCATCCCATAGTGAAAAATCAGTAGACTTTTTTCCACAAGGATGCAAAGGATGATACCAAGAATTAACAATCAAAATATTTTTATATTTTGGGTATTTTTCTTTTGCTAAGGATGCAAATTTATTGAAGTCTATGTCATAAACTTCTCTAGTTGCATTCCAATAGATTTTATCATCTTGGACTTCTAATTCAAAATTACCATCTGAATATTGTAGTATTTCTAAATCTACTACACTACTTTTGAACTGGAGCATTAATCAAAGTCGCCTACCTTTGTTGCCCTCTTTGCCATTTTAGAAACAGTGTCTTTTTCTTTACGCTTCTTTTGCGGTAAATCATCTGTTTCACTTGTTTTGAATTCAATAATGTCCCTACTAGGATCTACATTTTTTATAGCATCATCAATTCTAGGATCTTCTTTCATTGCCCTCATAAGAACATCACCGTTGAATTGAGTCTCGCCTGCATTGCGCATCAAACGATCCATTTGTGAAATACTAATTTGTGACACATCTTTATCTCGTAAGATATTAATCACACGATACATGTTACCAGTGTCAATATTTTCACTTACTTTTTTTTTGAAAGTGTTTGAGCAATTTTACGTGGATTAACAGATTCTTTTTTTACTTTTTTAGTAATGCGTTCAATGCTTTCACGCTTTTCACGACCTGCGTCTTCTTCACCGCCTGCTGCTGCTGCGTCTGCTCCGAACTGATCGTCTGAACCTTCTGCATCACCATCTAAGTCTGGCATGTCGTCCATGTCTGCTGTTGGTTCCATTTCTGGTTCCATGTCCATGTCGTCATCGCCCATCATGTCAGTTGGTTCTGCTTCACCTGTAAGTTGACCAACACCACCTGTCAATGCAGCACGAGTTGACTCTAATGCACCATACAATTCATCCAGTGCTGGCTTAACTGTTTGTGTAAAGGTTTCTGCTGCTTCTGTACCCATTTCATCACGAATTGCATCTGCAAGTTCTAGCATTGATTCTGACTGCATCTCTGCTGTGTCTTCCATCCAACCTGTAACTCTATCAACCATGTCTTTGGCTGCCATTACTAGTTCTGCTTCGTCTTCTGCACCTTCAGTAACTGCTACTGCTTCTTCCATTTCTTCAATGTCACCACGCTCTGATAATTCTGCATTTAGAACATCAAGCATCATTCTTGATTTTTGGTATTCATCACTTTCGATAACTTTACTAAAACTTTCACTCATTTCAACTTGTGATAGTTTTGTACGGATTCTGTTACGAACATCCTGTAGTTGTTCTAAAGTAAATTGCTCTAGATTAATTTTTTTACCAAATCTCTTTCCTAGAGACTCGTTTAAACTTTTTGCTGTGATAGGTGTAGCGAACTCTTTTATCTGCATTATTCTCTTCCTAATGGGTTTGTTATAGTTATTTATCTAATTTGTGATAATATTACTTGATCTAGAAGTCTTGTTGCTTGGTCAATTCTATCCTGTGCATCGTCTCTTCTGATTTCTAAATTATTACGTTTGTCATCATTTTCGGTAGATGCAATAACCGCATCATAAAAACAGCAATCGTTGGTAAACTTTTCTATAATACTATCTTGTTGTTTAATAGTATATGTTTGCGATTTGTTTAAATGTGCATAAGATAATGCAATACCTGCAATTTTAGAAAATACAACATCTACAGTTGTGTTTTTACGTGTATCAATTATCACATGTCCATGACGCCTACTAGGACGCATCATATAGTGACCTACACGAATTTTGTCGCCTTTTTTATAAGGTGCGACTACTTCCTTTGTCTTTTTATCAACAATTTCTTGAAGTTCAGTGAGTGCTTGGGCCAGAGTTTTCATTTGGTTTTACCACCATCATACCTTTATAATTAACTCTTGTTAAGAGACTTTTCTTAACTAGATTTTCAGCAACGAATCTTTCTCGTTCTGTTAAGTTATCAATATAACAAGGACTATTGATTTTGTCAAGAAGATTTTGTTCTTCATTTGTGACAAAAATATCAAAGTCTGTTATAAGGTCGTTCATCTTCATACTGAAATTGATCTCTTAACATCTGCTTTTTTATATGTTACACTATTAGGTTGTGATGGTGACTTTGTACCCTCTGGATTTTCTAATTCTACTTCGTCACCTTTGACTGCTTTTACTTTAAACTCTGTAGGGCCACCTGCTTGCCCTGTTGGTAATTTCACTGATTTACCTGGTTGTAGTAATTTATCCTTTGCAGCATCTATTGCTGATGCTGCTGCTGTTCCAGTTGCTCCAACTGCTTTTCCGACGCCCTGTGCTGCTGCGCCTACACCTTTTGCTAGGCCGCCTACTGCTTTTCCAATACCGCCCACTGCGCTTGCTGCGCCTCCTACTGCTTTTGCTGCACCTACTGCTAGTGGAACTGCCAATAGAGGCAGAATTTCGTCTAATTGTTCTTCTTCTTTTATAAACTCTTCTGCTCTCATCTTCTTCTCTTTGTTTTAAGTCCTTTTCTATACTTTGGACGTAACTTATTTAACCTCGTTATCTTATTTGCAGTAGGACGTCTGACTGTGTGATAACGTCTAATACTTTGACTACGTGCCCGTGTGCGTCTAGTCTTCTTTGCAGTAATGCTCTTTTTACCACTTATTGGTGTTGAACAAGTGCTAGCTTTAGCAACTACTCGACCACGCTTGGGGCCACTTGTACATCTATAACGCCTTACCATTGTGCCTTTAGGACCACGTCCCCAAGTAGCACGAAAGTTTTCACCTATGTCTATGACTTCTGCTACTATCATCTTCTTTTATTCAACTGTTTTAATCTTCTACTTGCAGGGTTGACACGCTTGGTTCTTTTTGCTTTACGTGTCATTTTTGCACCAATTGCCTTTTTTAGTCTTTTGAATCTTGCACTTTGTTTAAAGTTGAGTGGTGCAAAACATTGACTCATTTTGCTAACAATCCTGCCGTGTCTTCTGCCCCCAGAGCATCTATACTTGCGGACAACTCTTTTACCAGTACGTCCCCATACCTGCTTTTCATCAAGCGATTCTTCTTTTGCTTTTTCTAGTTCTTCTTGTCCCTTATCAGATTTAATCCAATCATAAATCCATCTGCTCATTTTGTACATTGTGTAGATAGCCAAAAGTCCTAAACCTAAACCTACAAGTATTTTAAATGCTCTTAATCCGACAAGGGCTATTAACCATTCAATAACATCTTCAATAATATCTCCTGCTCTGCGTAAGGTTCTACCTAAACCTTTAGGACTTTTTGGTTCTTTAGGTGATCTACTATCTAGATAGGCTTGAATTTCTTCTGCTGGAATATCATATTGTTGTCTAGGTAAAGTCATTCCTGTAGGAATATCAATATTTTGTTCTATATCTTTTTGAAAATCTAAATCAATATCAGGAAATTTTATTTCTGCCTGCTCAAGTGCTTTGCTAGTAATATATGCTGCAAGAGCAGTGCCGCCTGCTATTAAAAGTTGATTTAGAATAGGAGCCAACGGAATAGCAATTGCTACTTCATCTATTTTTTGTTTTTCTGATATGAGGTCTCTTACTAACATGTAGTATTTATGCTATAATTGCATTATAATTACGACAATTGTGGATAGTAATCCTGCTACAATAGTTCCTGCTGCACCGATAATAACTTTGGTTAAACTATTTTGTCCTGCTTGCATTTGATCTGAAATGTCATCTAGTTTGTTTTCAACAGTAGTTAATCTTTTATCCATTTGCTCGTAGCGGAGGGCGCACAGATCAACATGTGCTTCTAATGATTCTTTTTCTAATGATGTTGATGCGAGAGTTGACATCCTTTTTTATTCCTTATAAGTAAACTCGAAGTTGGCCTTAATTGTGTAGATGCCTAAGTGTTTCACACTAATATTATTTATCTCTTACAACAAAAGTATTTCTATCTGCACTTCCATTAGTCAAAAATGCAGAAACCGTGAAATTATTAGTTTCTTCTAAATCAGTTATTATTGGAACTAAATCAAAATCGTTGATTAAATCATCTAATGGAAATTCATTTTCATATTCAAATTCCACTTGCCATACCCTATGCATACCTTTTACATTTTTTCCAAAGTCTAGGTTGTCTGTTTCTATTTCTGATACAGTAGGTTCATCGTTTACGATGGCATTTGCTCTTAAACTTGCTGTTTGAATTACTGTAAGATAATTTTGCTGTTGCTTATATTCGTAAGGATCATCGCCCTTACGTGCATCTGTTCTAGTTATATCAACAAGGGTATATAAACTACATCTCATGTTAATACTTATTCCATAAAAAAAGGGTCCACAAAATTGTGAACCCTCTGGTTAGCCCTATTGTGCTTATTAAGCGATAGAAGCACCTGATGCTGTGATTGCTGCGATTGTTGATGTTCCGCCTGTTGCGTCATCAATTGCTGCTTCTGCTGCACCCCATGAACCGTCAGCAGCACCTGCTGTTGAACCGTCGTTTGCTGAGTTGTCGTTGCATACAAACACAACGTTGCTTGATGCTGGTGTACCTACACCATATAGTTCTGCAAAACCTTCTAGTGCTGCAATTGCTTTATGAAATGTGCTGTTTGCTGCTGTGTATGAAGTTTCGATACCTGTTAGTGTGATTTTGTAAAAACCTAGTGCTGGTGTGCCGTGGTCGAAACCAACTTCTGTTGTTCTTGCGTTAGCGCCAACTGTTGTTGAGCCAACTGATACTGAATATACGTCTGCCATTTTAATCTCCTTAAAATTTACTCTATGGCTGTCCCACGCTCAGTGGAACTCTTATATTGTATTTACCATTTAGGAAAAATTATAGGGGTTTATGGCTGAAAAACGAAGTTTAATCAGGTCTCCAACGGTGTCTAGGTACTAATTTAACTTTACCAGTAACGTATCCTTCGCCGCCCTTTTCAGCACCAGTCATTTGTTTAATATCAGCAGGCGCATCATCTAATTGATCAATAATATGATTCTTTACTGCTGCAACTTTATTCAATAACGCAAAGATTGCAGGTAAACTTTTAGGACTTTGCTTGTGTTTTTCATATATCTTTACTTGTTTTGGTTGACTAACTTTACTTGTTTTCAACCAATTAAAAAATCCATCTACATTAATTTGATCTAGTTTTTGTGCTTTTACAGTTTGGTTACTAAATGTATAGATAATATTTTTAAGATCTGATAAACCTTGTTGTGGCTCTAGAAAACTATCAATAAATTTTGCATTGGCTTTTGCCATTTGTCTAATTTCATTTGTTTCTTTTGTATCTACTTTAGGTGTATGTGGCACATATGTTTGTGCAAATGCAACAAGATCATTTGTTTGTATGCCTTTGACATCATCTAAAGGTTGTCCTACTTTTGCACCAAAACTATCATATTTGCCATGTAATGCAACGCCTACTTTACTATTTGCAATACGTTTACCAATTTCACTGTTAGGATCTACACTGTAAGTAACCTTGTTAGGAGTAAATTCAATTCCTGCTCTGCCCTTTGTTGCCGGCTTTCTTGGTGTGTAGAGCAAGTCTCCGTAAACATATCCTTCAAAGTCCTTCGGAAATCCCGCTTCAATAATTTTAAATAGATCTGACATCTCCGCAGCAAAATCTTTCCTCCATGGTTCTTGTTCGGCACCTTTGCCTGTGTTCATAATAAACTGTGCTAAATCATTAGCATCAGTACTCATGTTTTTGCCCCAACCGTTTTTACCAGTAAGTACGAAAGTACCGTCAGGCTCGCGGCCAAAATATACAGTTGGATTGCCGTCCCATTTAATAGCAACTTTGCCTTGTCCTTGACCTAGTTGATCTAATGTGTCAGCAGCTTTCATTGCACCTGCTGCACCATCAAAAAACACAAGATCTTCGAGGTGATTATATTCCCTACCTTGCTGTGCTTCTACTAAACGAAACTCTTTATATCTCACTGAATAAGTTCCTTAATTCTTTTTAGGTGCTTATCTGATAAACTTTCATTAGGTAGGCCTTTGCCTTCTTTTCCCATTGTATCTAGCCAAGGACCGACTAGTGTGTCAAAATTTGGATCTTTCCTTATGAATGCAATTATACTTTCAACAGTGTGAGTATCTTTTTCTGTTGCACCTTTTCCAAGAAGCAATTCTGCAATGTCGTTCCAATTGTTGCCAATAACTTTATCACCTTGGGCTGGATCAACTACGCCAAACTTTGGACTAAATTTATATCCTCTGCCTCGTGCGATACTAGACAAAAGTATTGCTCTATCTTTACCACTGTAGGCTGCTGTGCCTCCACGCTTTGATCCACGCTGGAAATCTGGATCTTGTGTAAACATAAAGTCTGTTTGAACATATCCTTCGCCACCCTGAATAGGCATACGAAAGTGTACTTGGTCTCCAGCATTATGTATCCAGCCGCTTGTAAACTTACGACCTTGATTCATTATTTCATTGTCTGGAATACCTTGCTTCTTGCACCATGCAGTAAGTTTTGCAATTAACTCGTCTTTGCTTATCTTGTTTAGGTCAGTGTTTAGATCTAAGTCTCCTGATGAGTTCTTTTCAAAAGAGCCATCTGGATCTGTTTTCTTACCTGTTGTGCCTAACAAGTCGTCGTCGACAAACTCTAAACCTGTAATCTTTTCGATAGCATCAACAGTGGGTCTTACTGCTGATGTAGGAATACGCTGTGTGAGCGGACCTTCTTCTGTTTTAAAAACATTTCCGCCTTCTTTAAGAATCATTTTTTTGTGACTCCTTGATTTTTTCTACTCCTGTGGAAAATTTTCTAGGATTAGAATTTCGTATACTATTAAGGAATCTGCGCTCCAAGTCAAGTGCTTGATCTTGTGGATAGGTGTCGTAAATTTTTCCTAAAAGATTGATTGCACTTTCAATGATGCTAGTACCCGTAGTTTGAATAAACTCGTTACTATTATCTTTGCGATGTATATTATTAAGTTCTTCAAGTATGCTTCTTGTTCTTTTTCTCATTGGTTCAATTCCCTGATATTATATTTAGCATATTGAAAGAAAGAGGGGCTTACCGTTGGCCCCTGCGTGTTTATTACGTAACAACCCGGACTGTATCAGTCATTCCTAAATGTGTTATTGTAATCTACTGCTTCTTGCAGTATCGATAAATCTACTCCTGCAGATTTTGCAGTAGTAAGTATAGCCGCTGTATCTTTTGGAAAACAATGTCCTCCGAACCCCCTATCCTGTGTAATATTTGTATGACTTTCGCCAATGCGCTCGTCATGTGTAATCTCTTTCCTAACAGGTTCATAATCAATATCAAGCTTTTGACACATGTCAAATATTTGATTGAAAAATGCAACTTTTGCAGCAAGAAAACTATTACGGAAATATTTAACTAGTATAAGTTGTTCTACATCTAACACTCTAATGTTAATATTACCTAATGCATCTAGGAAAAGAGTTTGCCAATCATAATAACCATTGCCTCCTATAAGAATAGTATCACATTTTTTAAAATCTTCTAGTGCCGATGCTGCTCTCAAAAACTCAGGTGAAAAACTAATTTGTTTATCAGGATACAGTTCTTGTATTGTATTCCATCCTTCTAAACTAATTGTGCTTTTAATAAGAATAGGTACGTCTGGAGCATTGCGTAACACATCTAAAACATTGCTTATATCACAACTGCCGTCGTCTGCTTCTGGAGTCGACACACAAATTATCAACATATCAGCATGTCGCAAGTCACCATAGTGTTGTTTAGCAGGGTCACTTATAATAATAGTATGCGATTCCCTAAAAACACTTTCGTGTGCTTGTCCTACAAAGCCGTAACCTGCAATTCCTATCTTCATTCGTTTTCTTTTCTAGCAAATAATATGTCACAATAACCACACACTACATAGCCATCGTGCGGCACTTTGTAATATGTAAGCGGATGATCGTTATTTTCACCAGAACACTTTGCAGTGTCACCATCTACATATACAATACGTTGTTCGTAACCTTCTACTCTATTCATCGTTTACCTAATGCTTTGAGCATCATCTCCTGGTCGTGTTTCTTAAGATATTCTTCTTCTGTACTACCATAGTCGCCGCATTTGTCTAGTTCTTTTTGTATAAAAAATAAAACTTCATATAAATCTCTTTTACATCCCCAAGTTACATATCCGTCCATTCTAGGATCAGTTGCAGCCCAAGTAATCTTGCCTATGGTTCTACAGATATCTCTTATATTCCAATCTTGTATCATAAGCCATTATAACAGGCCCCGAAGGGCCTGTCAAGTGTTTTTTTACAGTCCGCTTGGTAGAATAATGTAATGTATAGCAAGGACTAGTGCAACTGAAGCACCTAAGCCTACCATCATCTTACCAAAGTCTTTTGCTACTAGTGGAAACACACTCTTTGTTTTCTTCTTACCAAAGTATGTTGCCATAGCCAACTCACGTCCTGCTAACAAGCCTACGAACACCCATGTTGTACTCATTGGAATGTCATTTAGTTCCTTAAAGAAGTACAAGCACAACCAATAGAACAAGTCAATCAGTGTTGCTGATCTAACATATCTTGTATTGTGTTTTTCTAATACAATCTTTTGGATACGTCCGCCACGCTCTCTAAACATAAAGAACAAGCCAGCGACAAACACAATGCTGATAAACACCATTAGGTCCACAGGCACTTGTCTTGGTAAGAACACTGCGATGTTTGCTACATCATGTGATAACCAAGTAAACCATAAACCACCTGTGGCCACCCATTGTGCTATGCGCCAAAACTTTTTGTTGCCTTCGCTTACTGGTTGTGTTTCATCATACCATTTGCCAAAGTATTTGTGTATTGCAAACCATACCGCATATGCAAATGCGGCTGCTACACCATAACCCATAATAGATTTCATAAGCATCTTCTCTAGTACAAAGGTACTAGCAAACACTGACAACACCAGGAAACTTGTGCTAACTGGCACACCCATTCGTGTTAGCAACACCAGTATAGCAGGTGCGGCTGCGTGATACCATTGTACTTCTTGGAATGGTATTTTGTTTAGGCGTCCATAACTGATGTCACCTCCGTTCATATACCATCCATACCAGAGTGTATATAATAAAACAGCCGAAGCGGCTGCCCATAGTACTTTGTAGTTGAATCGCTCATTGTTTGATGCCATCCAAGTACCGAGCGTTTGTACTGAATCGTTTGCTATAACTGCGTAGGCAGCAAGCAAGAAGCCAACAAGGCTCCATAGTGTGAGTAGTTCCATTTCTTTCTCCTTTGCTTGACGGCTTTACCCCGTCGCTCACAAATGTAACTGCAAGTTACACGATTACTTAGTAACTGTCAAGTAAAAAATTTGTAACAGAATTATGACAATAGATAAATAGAACGGCCAGAAAAGAGAAGTTATTCACACCTTCGACCTGACACGTTGAAAAGACAACGGGCGTCCGCCATATAAGACAGCATTACATATTGGAGAAAACAATGACAAACTTAGCAAACATGCTTGGTAGTGTAATGACTGCGGTCAGACTACCAAAAAAACAAAAAGAAAACTTATATCCTATTGAAAAATATGTTCAGGCAGAATTTCAAAAGGGTGATCAGGCATACGTTCTTGAATGTATGCTAACAGGCCAGCCTATAGATTATCGCAACATTAGATAGTTATGTGCTGCGCACATACGCACAGTTGCGTGTAGCGCATAGCGGGTCTACGCTATTCGCACTTGTTTTTCACGGCTGTACGTGTTAAATATACTTGTACAAGGAGTAAAACTAACGGTTGTTAGACTCGGATCACACATATACATATATACAAGGAAACACAAAATGACTACATTGGTAGCAAACACACTTGGGTTTTTTGGCGGCGGCTTTGCCAAATGGCTCAAAACATTAACCGTAAAGGTTCAAGCCGCACAAGTTCGTAGAGCAACAATCAACGAACTATCAGCACTAGACAACAAAGACCTAGCAGACATTGGCCTTTCACGTGGAGACATCCGCTATCTAGCTGACCAACATTATAATGATGTTGTAAACGCAAACTTGAAAGGATGGGTGTAATGGATACAGTAATGAAATACACCTTCGCACCACTACAAGGTTTTTGGAGCGGATTATATAATACCTGTGAAATCATCGGTTATAGTAGAGCAGCATCAGAACTTGCTCGCATGGGGCTTCATGAAGAAGCAAAACACTGTATGATGCAAATCAAATCTATTAGAGCGTCTAAATAAAGGCGCTCTTTTTTTCTTGACATAAATAAATATCTATGCTATATTATTAGAGGTAATGTAGCCAACACACACATACAGAGGAGAAAAAAAGTATGGACAGTAAATTTTCTACTGAAATGATGGAACAAATGTCTAACATGATGAAGTTAGCAATTCCACAAGTAAAAACAAACAAAAATGGATATGAAATTAGAACAAAAGTTCTAGAGTTTGCCCAAGCACAAGCCTGGCAAGACTATCATGCGAAATGGGGAGCATGGGAAACTAATGTAAAAAAAGACGGCGACACAGTCGTGACAGAAGTTACTATGCCAGATGTACCAGGTGCTGATACAGTATTAGAAACAGCCGAAAAGTTTTATAACTTTGTAAGCGGCAGCATAAATAAAAAATAGTAAACACTAAGTAATTTTCGGGCATAGCCTGTATAGTAATATTAAAAAAACCCTTGCTTATGAAATCTCAGTTACACAATTTTGAACTTGATGTGCTGTAAAAATAAGCAGGGGTTAACCTTGGAGTATATATGGAAACTAAAAAAAACATTTTTTATGAAGTGTATGAACAAACCAATGAAGAAAATGATGAATGGAGTCTTCGTTCAAGCCATCTAACTGAAGAACTGGCAGAAGAATGGATAATGAATTTAATAAAAGATAATCCTGATTATGAGGATATAAATTTTAGAGTAGACGAATGCACAGAGGAACTACTCGATCCAGATTTGTTTCCCGGAACTTAAAGTCAAGGCGGCTCCTGAATTACTCCAGAACTGACGCACTTCATCACCATCTGGTCTTCTTATAAAGCCAACTGCTCTAATTGTAAGGCCTGTTTCGTCAGTTAAAACATATCCTTGACTTACTTGATCGCTTGTTCCTATTTCTAATTCTAAATCTGTTACAAAGGTTCGAGCATAAACAACGACATCACTAGCATCTAGACTTACAGCCGCTTCTGATGAAATAACTCTTGCTCTACTTACTGCATCTTCTGCGTCTATATCAACTGCACCTGTATCAGTTATTACAAAACCTTTGTTTACAATGTCACTTGCATCAATGTCTAATTGAGAATCATCTGTAAATGCTTTGGTCACACTATGTGAAGTTGTTGCTTCAATTTCTAGTTCGCCTAGGTTATGTGTATAATCTGTATAGTTGTATAGGACTTGTACTTCATCACTTGCTGCTACACCAACAAACGGAACATTTTCAATGGCATAAGCACGCTCTAAATCAAACGCAGATAGTATTCCTAAATTAGTTGAATCTTCAAATGTTCTTGTAATACTTTGAGTTGCACTGTCTCCTATTTCAATAGAAGCAGTTGCAATAAATCCTAAACTTTTACCAATGACGTCTGAAGCATCTAGTTCAAAGAATGGAATATTATCAAATGCAAAAGTCCTTTCAAGGTCAAACGCAGATAGTATTCCTAAATTAGTAGAATCATCAAATGCATAGGCTCGACTTAATAGGAAGGTTGCTTCTAATTCTAAGTTTGAAGTATCGATACTATTAAGTGTATTACTCTGTGTTTCTGAAGCATCTAGTTCAAAGAATGGAATATTATCAAATGCATAAGTGATTTCATTATCACTTGCTGAAAGTATTCCTAAACTTGCTGTATCATCGAATACATATGCTCTAATGATAGTTGCAGTTGCTTCAATTTCTAAATTTGAAGTTTCTATGCTATTAAGTGTATTACTCTGTGTTTCTGAAGCATCCATTTCAAAGAACGGAGTATTGTCAAATACATAAGTGATTTCATTGTCACTTGCTGAAAGTATTCCTAAATTAGTTGTGTCTTCAAATTTATAGGTTTGACTTTCTACGCTGCTTGCGGATAATTCTAATTCACCTAGGTTATGGGTATAATCTGTATAGTTGTATAATACACTTGTAACATGTGTTTCGTCAATTTCTAGTTCACCTAGGTTATGTGTATAGTCTGTATAGTTATATAGAACATTTTCTACACTTGTATCGCTAATTTCTAATTCAACAGTATCTTCTACGCCTATAGTAAATCCAAATGTTGCAGTATCAGCAATTTCAATGTCAGTGTAGATACTTGCTGACCATAACAAAACATCATCGCTGTCTGCAGGATCACCTTGGTAATATCTTATTTCATCAAAATCAAATCCAGAAGTTGAAAGATTATAAGCAACACCATTAAACGTTGCTGCTGTGATAGAGATTGCTCTTGGATTTGTATCAATTACTAGGGACTGATTACTGTTTAAAGTTGACACTTGCACTCTAGGTTCGTTGTAATTATAATAACTTCTTGATCCTACAGACGTTTGACTTACTGATGCATGCCTAATAGCGTGTTGTATTGTACCTTGATTCCAGAAAGTAATATAAACTTCGCTATCATTTAAATCGTATCCAGTGTTATTCCTTTGTGTATTGACTATATCTGCAAATCTAGTAACAAGTGGATTTGTTGTTGAACTAAATTCTAGAACATATTCTGCTGCACTTTGTGAAATATTTCTATAGGAACTAGATACAGAAAGAGACTGAGTCGGTTTAATTCCTTGGTAAGGTATGTAAATTATATTTGGTGTATCACTTGCATCAATTTCATTTGATATAGTAGATGTAGGTTGACTGTAAGTGACTTCAGTTTGCTGCGTAGAATCTATTTCTAGTGCAGTGCTATCAACTATATTGAATGTTTTTTCAACTACACTAGATGCACCAACCACAAGTGGTGTTACCTCAATAGTAGTGCTAATTGATATTATAGATGTAGGTGTAAGTATACCTAATGATGCACTGTCATAATAATTAAATGCCTTACCAATTGTATCTGATGCTGCAATTTCTAATGCTGTGATTTCTGTTCTTGGATAAACTGCAACGACAGTATCATCTGCTGCAACTTCAAGTCCAACAGATTCAGTGTTAAAGTTATAAGTCTGTCTACCTTGACCTAATACACCTGTTGCAGAAATCTCTAATGCAATTGTGTCTGCTACTGCTATAAAGTTAGCAAGTGCTCCTGCAATCTGTTGTTCTTCTGCAATAGAACTGTAACTGATAGGACCGATAGGAATACCAGCTCCTGTCAGTGTTTGGTATTCTATACTAAATTCAAATTTATATTCTTCAGATGTTGCTGCAAGAGATTTAAATGTAACGTTGCTTCTATCTACTTCAAGTACCGGACGGAAATATGGATATTCTGTTTTACCATCGCTATCTCTAACAACACCAGCACCGTCGTTCCAATCAACACCAATTTCTAGTGTTGCTGTATCAACTATCACAGAAATATTTGCTATTGCATCATCTACATCTAATGTTAAACTACCACCACTAGGCTGATAGTCCATTATACCTTCATATTGTAAAGTGGCAATTGGGTTGAAACTGATAGGAGAAATAGGAATACCAGCATAGTTAGGCAACCTATCTATCCCTGCTGATGCAAAGAAGTATGCTGTACTATCACCGCCTAATGCACCAAATGTTAGTTCAGTAACATAACTGCGCTCAACTTCTAGTGCTGGTCTAAAGTGAGGATATTCTGTCTTACCGTCTTCAATACGTACAGTTCCTGGACCTTGGTTATCAGTAGCACCAATTTCTAGAACACCAGTTGTAATACGTTGAACACTCTTAACATCTTCTGAAGTACCTGCAATTTCCAAGTTACCAATACTAGGTTGATAATCCATAGGACCTTCGTATTGTAGTGCGCCGATTGGATTATAACTGATTGTCAGAATAGGTAAGTGTGCATATCTATCTAGTCTATCTAATCCTATGCTTGCAAATAGATAGGCTGTGCTATCTCCTGCAAGGGCTCCTAGACTTAGTTCTGATGTTTCGGTTAATCTAACTGAAAGGGCTGGACGGAACCAAGGCCATTCTTCTTTACCATCTTCCGGCCTTACATAGGCTGCTCTTCCATCATCATTATCCGCTACACCAATTTCTAAAGCACCTTGCGTAATACGGCTTGTGCTCTTAATAGTATCATCTGTTGCATTTATAGAAAGTTCTACTAATGCAGGTTGGAAATTCTGTGCGCCTTCATATTGTATATCGCCAATAGCATTTACAGTAATAGGACCTACAGGTAATCCAGGAAAGTCATCTTGGAATTCTAAAATAAGGCCTTCAAATTCATATGCAGAATCTGCATTGACTAAACTAAAGGTAGCAGTATCTTCTATATTATGTATAACAGTAACGTCTGTGTCTTCGTTTATTTCTAAAGACGCTTGTTGTGATTGTAAAGCTTGTATTGCTGGTCTGAAATGATCGTAAACAGTGGCACCATCGTCTGATCGAACAGTGCCACTACTTTGATTATCGGTTGCTGAAACTACGAGTTCTGCTACTTCAAACTCAAATAAGTATTGACCTTGATTTACACTGGTATCAGCGACTGCGGATTCGGCAATCGTGTTTTCACTAATTGTCGACACGACAGCCCCCTCCTATGTTTATGCTTGTGATTCGCTCCAAGTTATTCGCCCTGCAACCTCAAACGGTGATGACGCTGTAATATCTGATGTATCAATAACTCGAACTGCAATTGTTAACAAGTCAGGACCGTTTGGAAATACCCCGTCACCTCCTAATATACTGTTACCCAAATCAGTAATGTCAGTAAGGTCAAAGTCAGTAGCATTAGCCAAACGCTGTGAACCAGTGTCAGTACCACCTGCTGCTCTAAAACTAAAGATCGGTGTACCGCCTGTAATGCTATCTGCTGTTTCATGTGTAACAAGATTGCTCAAACTTGGAGATTGAACTTTTTCAAAATTAATGTTACTTAATGAACCATTCAATATCAATCTAACTTCACAGTCATGTGTAAGCACAAGACCAATTTGTTTCAATTGCAACTGCATTCTATTGATAATATCACGTTCACCAATATTACCAGTAATTCCGTTGTCAACACTTGGTGCAAGTCTAATACTAATGAGCGGAATATCGTCCAGCAATGATTGGTCTGAACTTCCGCTCGACGGCGCACCTATGTTAACCAGTGTACTATTACTTACTATTGGATAGATACTAGGTCGGTTCCATTGTCTTGCGATAAAGATTCTAACAATAATATTGTTTCCAGAGAAGTAAGTACTATAAACTGCTTCCCCGTTAAGTTCTCCGCCACTTGTATAAAGTGGAGTACCAACACTAAACTTTGTTGCATCACTTGAAGGGAATCTCAATTCAACATACCATTCTCTTGTTCTATATGTATAACTGTATACTCCAACAATTGACGAATTATTATTAGTTGTAGCGGTTAAACTTTGACCGTTTGTAAACGATAGTGTATTACTTGTCGCTGTAAACAAATATGCCTTATCGTCATCAAACGTACCGTCCATAATAACCGATGTACCCCAGTGGAACAATCTTGGTTGATAAGTTGTATCGCCTGTGTTTTCAATTTCATATCTAGCAGGAATGTTACCAGAACGCATATATGCTTCTGTTTCTCTGTTGTTATGCACCATTTCGTGTGTATAAATTACATGCCCGTAAGTGTCTTTGAATCCAAAGCGTATTTTACCAGCACCATACCATGAATAGTCCATATAAGCCATTTGGATCTTGGTAACATCTAAATTAAAGTTACTAGGACCATTTCCATCTGCAACATCTAGATTCCAGTCTGCTTGCGCAACTTTATAATCTACTGTTTTGGTAATGATAATACCGTCTGTAGTAGAACCTTTATACTTAGGTTGTACGGTTATATCTTCTTTACTACCTATGCTAGTTACTTTATAGGTTTGTCCTCGTAAAACAATCATATCACCTGTTGCTAGTTGCCCTATAAAATCAGTGTTAGTACCTGAAACAACGTTGCTACCAAATGTTGCGCTTGCTGTACCACTTAACTGTAGTGTGCTGTTTCTTCTAACTGCATAGATATCTTGTCCATCATATTCGTAAAAGAATCCGTTTTGGAAATCATATAGACCGCAACGGACAGCACTGTTCTGCCATTTCTTAGGACGGAACTGTACAACACCACTTGGATTAAATGTTGGCGGTGTTCCAGGCAAACTGTATTGGAATGTAAAGTCATCAATGTAAGTTGTTACAGTATAGTCACCGTTGAAGTAATCTACATCACAATCACTTATATTAATTAGTTGGCCTGCATTAATATAGTTTGGATATTTTGTTTGAATTCTTGTTGCATAACTTACTTTAAGAGTTGACATGTTAGTATCAATGTCATTTGCTGCGTCTTGTAATTCACTGCTTGCCCATGTAATACTTGGTTCAGTTCTTGTATAAGTTCCAGTAAATTCAGTAGCACTAGTTCCATATGTAACTGCGTCAATTGCAATATCAATTAAACCTTCTAGTGCTGTACCTTCTGATGCTCCTGCTGCTGTGCCACTTGTGTCTTGTGTTTCACTGTTACCAGTTGTTGGAGTTATTGCAACTTCTTGGACAATGTCTCCAACAATAGCCTTAAATCTATTAATAACTGCTAGAGATTCAGTTGGATGAGTACCATAAACTCTTGTGTTTGTAACATACATCAATAGGATTGCTGTCTGATAAGTTGCATAGTTTCCGCCATAACTCATATCATACGCAAGAGCGTATGTCAATGTTTCCATATCTTCTAGCAATGTAGTTGTATCCCATGTAGTGTTTGGATACGTATCTGCTGCATATGCTGCTAGTTCTGCATTGATGAACGTTTTGTTGGCTACTAATTGATCTCTTGCATTTAATTGTGCAGAAGTTCTACCTGCACTAGGATCAGTGTAAGTCGGAGCATCTGCTGCAATTCTATCGTTGTCAATAATATCTAAAATCTCTGTGAAATATGCAGTAACTCTTGCTTCTGCTGTACTACTGTCATCTACTTGAGGTAAAGCAAGAATATCATCTCTTAGTTTTTCAATACGTTGATTTACTACTGGATTTAGATATAAACTTCTTAACTCAGCAATACCATTAAAGTATGCTTGGAATGTGCCACCTAATGCTGTTTCTAATTGGGCGCCGGTTGCAATATATTCAATATCTCTTTCACATTTTGTATCAGTTACCACACTGATAGTTTCAACTAAGATTGGCGGATTAAAGTTAATAGCCAAACTAATTTGAATACCTTTACCTGATTGATAACGGAAATATTTACGTGTTTGTCTTACAATCTGCGAACCAGGAGCACTACCAGCAATAATTTCTACACCACCATCAAATGGTCTATGAGTAGTAGCACCGTCAGGTCTAGTGTAAATTTTTGTAGGAACCATATGAACAGCACTTGCACTTGTAAATGCAACAGGTTCAGTTAGGTTAATTGTACCATCATCAACAACACTTGAAATAGTATAAGTCTCAAGTCTACCAGGAGTAGTAGATGGATCTTTTAGAATAATAGTATCTCCTGCTTTATAATATGTAAGGAATATACTGTCATCGCCTCCATCAATAACATAACTTCCTGATGTTACATCTACTGTAGGACTTATTGGAACTAAACCGTTAACTGTTGTACTTTCTAAAATATGGTCGCTTGATGCAATTGCAGTCCAGTCTAATTCCATATACACAAGATCTCTTCTGTTTTCAATGCTGCTACTCAATTGCATATACTTGTCATCTACGATTGTAACATAATAGGTTTGTCCTTCTACAAAGTTTGTCCAAACTGCATTTCCGTTTGAAGTATAAACAACAGGAGTACCATCTGCTAATGTATGACCGTTTGCAATGTAAATAAAATCATTATCAGTTTGAACGCCTTGACTAACTGTTAAGGATTTTTTTCCAGCTTTAAAAGTTGTTTGGAATTCTAAAGTGGTGTTGGTAGGTATAGCAGAAGTTTCGTATACTCCATCTAACGTACCAATTTGGTTCGTAATATCAAGGAATGTAATAGCACCTGGACTGTCTGTTATAATAATTTGTCCATTCATTGCACCAGCATGATTTTGACAAACATAATAATAAGTGCCTAATGTGGCACCCGCTGGAACTGCCCATGTAATGGTACCATTTTCTGTACCATTGTTAGTAACACCGTCGCCTGTTGATAGCGTATTTCCACTATCATATCCTGCTGTATCTGGATCTGTAGTCTGTATCCAGAAAGGATGTCCTGCTGCACTAATTGTAAATGTATAGGTATATCCAGGTTTTACATAGATAGTGTCGTTATTAACTCCGTCAATTGTGTATGCAGTTGTTGCATCATTGCCTATTGTGAATGCAGTATCGCCTGCTGGGCCTGTAATACCAGTTGAAGTAAGGTTTACAGGTACACCTGCGGTAGACTTCAGTCTAAATCTATTATCATTTACAACTTGTACCTTGTAGTCTGAACCTGCTGTCAATGATGGATATGTATAATCTTTGTACAGTGTATCCATTACGTATGCATCTAAGTTTTGTAACATTGTAGAATCAATAGTAATAGCATCTGGAATTCTTATTAAGGCTGTGTATTTCAAATGGTTGTAACTGTTTGATGTAAAGTATGCATATGCAGGTGAGTTATCTCTATTGTATCCCATATAATAAAAATTATAACTATCCCAGTTATCTTTCTTAATAGAATATTGAACTTGTAAAATACAATCTCTTCCTGTTGGGTTTACATACTGTGCAACTCTGGCAAATCTCCAGTCGGTTGTAACTCCTCCTGTCGCACCATTTACACCTACAGTGGTCCATACAGTCGGATTAGTTTGGTTTACGTTTCTAGTGTTAATTGTGTAACTATTAGAAATTGAAAATTGAACTCTAAAGTTTGAATAACCGTACCTGTTTAGCGGATTTTTTGTGGCAGCACTCCAAAAATCGATTGTTGAGTCTTGTACAAAAGGAGTCATAATTACTGCGTGGCCTGATCCAGCAGGAGGATAACCTTGAGCAGCGTCTTCAACTTCTCCTGTGTCATAAGAGCCAGTATTCCAGTTACTTCCGCTAATTGTCCAACTGCTCCACGTATTGTCATACATGTACAGATACATATTAAAACCTTGTTGCATTGTCGTATTGCTGCTACTACCCGAAGCATATCTAAATGGAGTATTTCTACTTGTTCCATCCATGACCATATCTTCTGTACTTGCTAAACTTTGTCTCCATGCTTCTACACCAGAGTTAATTGTACTGTAGAATATTTCTAAATCACTATCACTGCTGGTGAATGAAATTTCGCCGCTAGATGTATCCGGCAGTCTGCCACCAAATTCTGTGCCTGCTGTAATAGTGTTGTTTTCTGCTAATCCATGATTTTCAATAAAGAATGTATCTCGTGTTGGACGTTGTCTCACACCTGTAAAGGTATATGTACCAGTGGCTGCTGCAACTCTAATCAAAGTTGTACCACTTTTAATTCTAAATCTATTATCGTCTACAACTTCAACAAGGTAAGTTCCTGCACTTAAAGAACTCGGTGTATAGTTTGAACTATAGTTACCTTGTCCGTGTGTGTAATAATAAACAGGATTTCCTGAAGTTGTAAAATTAATTGACTGACCGTTTGTTAATCCATGTTGTTCTTCATAGAATGTGTATGCTTCGTCATTGTCATTTAAAGGAACAAAGAAAAAGTCTCCTCTTCCAAAATACCAATAACCGCTATAGTAGTAGCCACCTGTGTTATTCCATGACATTTCACTAGTAGACCAATTTAAATAACTGCTGGTTGCAGGATAATCAAACTGCGGATTGTTATAACGATTAAAATCTTCAACAAAGTTAAATGAGTGTGGATAATTGCTATGATTGTCTGCTAAACGCATATCATTGTCGTAACTTTGTCCCCAATAAGTACCATAATAATTGAATAGGTAGTAAGGATAGTTTCTCCAACTTGTGCTTGTACTGCTTTTGCGAGCGTGTACTGGAACTGTATAATCAGGACGTGATTGCATTTTACCATATTGTGATTGTGCTAGATCCCAACCCGAGTTATTAGTTGACGAGCCAAAATTTTGTCCTCGTGTGCGCCAATATGTATTATAAGTATACCACTGTGATCTACCATAATATATTTCATATGCAATCATCATTACAGCTTCACCATAATTGTAGGTGCCAGTTGATGTAAAACTTATTGGGCTACCAGTAGCGGTTGCCTTCAATTGAAATGTGTTAGTTGTTGGATTGGTAATCCAATAAAAGTCTAAACTGTTAAGACCGCCAATTTGAGAATCAGTACCTGCAGGTTTCACATAAAGGATAGCATCGTTTTCTCTAAAACCATGACCATTCCAAGTAATGGTATCGTTTGCTGTGCTGACTGCATCTGCATTAAATCTAAGTTCGTAAGCACCTCTTACAGCCTTTGTATCAGTTTTTGTTAAATCAGGTGATATGTTTGCAGTTTCTGTATCTACAATGTCTACATACAGTTCTCCGTCCGATGCAGTATCAGACATAATATCATCTAACACAAGTGTTTTTGGAGACACCGTGTTTAGAAAATAAAATTTAGAACCTGATTCAAACCCATGTGCTTCGCTAGTTGTAACTGTAATTTTACTTTCGTTTGCTGTATCAGTTTGAATACCGTCTTCGGCTACAAAGTTTACATCAGCACCTGTATAAAATTGTCCAGGAACAATCGTAGTATAAGGTGTTTTTACGTTTGCAGTTGCGGCTTGTATTCCTCTACAAGTGTAAGTAAAAACGTAGTCAGACTCGACATCAAGAACTAGGTACTTACCTTCGGCAGTCAAACTTGTTAGACCTTGTACGTCAATCGGAGTACCCTTACTAATTCTGTGAGGATCTGTACAAGTAACACGGATAATATCTGAGCCAGAAGTTGCTCTAACAATGTTAATGCCTAGCAGTGTGTAATCACCGTTCTTACCATAGAAACTAGGTACATTATTTGATAATTCTAGTGTTTCCCATTTCGAACTTTGTAGTCCATATTCAAAGTCAGTGTCGATTAGGTTTTCAGGATTACTAACACGGAACTTATGAACTGGATCAACAAAAGCTTCTTCGGGCCTAAAAGTGCTTGCATCATCTTCAACAAATATTTGGATGTCGTCACTAGCATTCATTGCCGTCGTATCAAAGTCTAAAACAATTGTAGTAGTTTCTGATGTACTACTAATTGAATGCGAAGATAACCCATTTACATTATCGTTAAATGTAAAAATTGTTTCATTTGTTGTCAAATTTGAAATAAGTAAAAACCTATTTAAATTATACATTCCATCTAGCACAAGAGTTCTTGTTGCTGGAGTAAATGTATACTTATGTATGAGTTTTTTTGCCATTTTTAATCCTTAGTTTTACCCACCTAATGCAATGGCAAGTGCCGTTGCGTTTACTTGCGCTTTATCAAAAGCCTCAAAACTTGCGCTATTGACTGTGATAAAGACTTGTTTATTTCCTGCACTAAAGTTTGTTGCAGACCCACTGTTTGAACTTGCATAGATTGTAGTTCTTGTAATAGAATTCGCACCCGAATTAAAAGTTCCTACACCTGTTTCCCATTCAGCAGTGCCTGGATTAGTCACTGCATAATCAAAAGTATCTCCGTCTGCACATTCTGCACTAAAGGTTACAAACCCTGTACCTGTTCCGGCTAATACTAAATCGCCGGTACCTTGTGATAGACTAACTTCTTTTACGCGGTCTGATCTTACTTTAGCCATTGATCATCTCCTTAAGGGTTGTTCAATGTTATTGTTAGTGTAATACGGATTTCGTCTCCGTTGTTTGCAATATTAATCGGAGCATTGCTAAATCTGTTAGCAAACATTAAATCACCGCTTGTTGCTCCAACAACAAAGTATCCGTAAATATTTCCTGCTGCACCTGTGAAACTAAATGTTACTTGTGGATATGCAGCACTGCCTGGATCACCTGATGTAAAAGTAAAGCTTCCGGGTGTTAAAGTTGTTGCACTATAACCATTTCCTGAAACTTCTGTATAATCACCTGCGACATCGGCACTAGTCGGAGTAACATCGTTGCTATATAATTTTAATACGAGGGATTCTGGCGTCAAAGCATTTAAAAAATTCTTTAAGGCTACCAATTCCGCTGCGTTTGTAAATACGACTGCCATTATTCATTCCTTAATAGTTAACTATGGTAAGTTTTATACATCTATTTATCAATCAAGTGAATGTATAGGAAAACTCTACACTAAGTCTAGTGCCAATTGTGTTGCTAGGACAACTTAGATCAACGGTTAAAAAGTCATCTACAGCCATGGTAAAACTTACAGTTTTTGTCTTTTTTTGATCACCAGCGGATAATATGACTGATTCCTGTGCGCTACCGTTTTTCTTGACATCAATTTGCACATCTACGTCAGCAACATCGCCTATTCTCATTGTAATTGATTCTACTGTTATTGCAGCAGGGGCATACCATCTTACGGTACCTTCGGTGTCTTCTAACAAGCCATCTTGGAATAACTGAACAGTTCTAGAAATATGTCTACCTTCAAACGAGTTTGATGTTGCATTATAGACTAGAGTTTGTCCATCTTCTGCTGCTGATAAGTCTGGCACAACCCTAACTCCTCCAGGGGTAGACC